GCCGTCTTATTATTTTGAGCTAGATAAATTATTGGATGAATACGGTCATACAGATGTATATGTATGTTTAACAACTAATCTCTGGGATTATTATGAACATCCAGATAAGTGGCGACCATTATTTAAAAAACGTAGATTTAGAATCATGAATTCTTTTCAATATGGTAACCAACGATTAAAACCAGATGGTACCCCATATACAGAAGAAGATATGATGAAAATCATGGATATGTATGAAAAAGACAGAGGCGAACGTTTTTCATTTTTAGCTGTTATATCAGAAGAAAATGAAGATACTGTTATAAAAACAGTAGAGCTTGCTAAACGTCTGGGTACAGTTTGTAGAATTAACCCAGCCGTCCAATCAGGAAGAAGTACACAGTATTATCCTCATTGGAAAATGATGCAACATTACATCGATATCTATAAAGCTGGTTTAATGAAATATGAACACAATACACAACAAGTCATAAATAAAATACTAAACGGTAAAATTGCTGTATGCCCTTGGAATAATGAATGCCTCTCTGGGATTCGATGTTTTAATCCAGAAGGACTTGTGCATCCATGTGGAGCTTTTGGAGATAATCATTATACAGCAAATAAAACATATGAATTATCTGAATACGATGAACAAGAAATTGCACGAGATTATCCATATATAAAATCAGAATGTATAACTTGTGATAATTTTTTATTATGTAATTCATGTCACAAAAATATTCATGACATTAAAGTTAATGGAGATGAAGAAGAACATTGTTCTAATATGAAACGAATTATGTCTTCTTTCAAGAAGGAGAAATTATGCCAGCATTAAAAGATTTAAATATGTTATTAGTCATTACTAATTCTTGTAATATGAGTTGTCCTTTCTGTTACCAGGAACATACAGATGATATGATGGATAGTGAAACAGCTATTGCATCTATCAAAAAATACTATAATAGAATTAATCGTCTCGTATTTTTCGGTGGTGAACCATTATTAAATAGCAAAGTTATTCTTGACGTGATGAATGCATTCCCAGAATTAGAATATGCTATCATGACTAATATGACAGTACCTCTTGATGCAGAACGAAGAGAAGTATTAGACAGATGTCAATTCGTTACGACTTCTTACAGCGTAGATAGATTTTCTAATAATAATCTATTCAATCGTTTTTTAGAACAAGTTCATGCTTTAAAAAATAAAAAAGATTTTGAACTTCTTGTGACTATCACAGAAGAACAATTAAAAATACCTGCCGAAGAATTAGCTATTTTAATTAATATCATTGGTCCATCTAATGTTATTTTTGATAGATTATTTGATTATCCAGGTAATCCTGAAATTTCTAAAGACCAAAAATATTATGAACAAGTAGATGCTTATATTGGTGAACTTACTAAATATTTACCAACTCGCATTAATGAATTCTATAAAATGGCTAAACTAACACAAACAGAACATAGAGCAGTATATTGTGGTTCTTGCTTAAAACATCTAATTATTTTACCTGATGGTAATGTAGGCCACTTGTGTGAACGTCAAAAATACGCTACTCGATTTAAAAAATGTTTACTATGTGATATCACAGAATATTGTGGTGGCGACTGCTTAATGTATCAAGATATTTGTGCATTTCCTAAAGAAAGTTTTAAACGTATTATCGCTGGAGAATTCGATGAAAAATAATATTACAACTAAACTTCCATTAACATCAGAACAAATCGAACAATATTATGCTACGATTAATTTATATCATTTCGATATTATTTTAAAAGATTGTACTGAATTATCTGCTAAACAAATTATTAATTATATTGCTAATACTAAAATGGATTGTGATTTAATATTAGATGATGCAGACGATACTTTAATCACAGAATTAATTAAGGAATATGTAACAACAAATCGACAAGTATCTATTCCTGTATTCAATAAAATTATTATTAATGCTTTGGAAAGTATTATTATGAATAGTAAAAATCCAGCTAATAAAGAATTTATTGAAAATAATTTTGAATTATTGCATGAAGTATTAGATACTCTCGTAAATTTAAAATTCGCAGCAGACATTATGATTGCTGGTGATGAATATGACAATAGTATTCTTAAATTAGAAGAAAAAGAAAATAGTATCGGAACTAATATTATTTCTCTTCGTAAAGAAGAAGAATTCTGGAACTTATATGTATTATTAGAATTTGCTAGAAATAAGCTAACATATAATAAATTATTTATTGAACCATGTATTAAAGGATACTCTATGTTATATTTTTTAACGACAGAAAAAAATCCTGTAGGGGTAGCTGTTCGTAATTTACAAGAGGTAAAAATGTAATGTTTATTAATATTATGCACAAGACATTTATTACAGAAAACCCATGTAATTTTAGTTATATCACACAAGATTTTTTTAATATTCATCAAACAGAAAATTGGAAAGAAAATATTTTTGAACATATCGATTTCGAAGAATACTTAAAAGATTTAACATCTTCTACCCGACAATATAATGTATATCCAATAGAAGATATGAATAACTTCTTAAAAGAATATTGCCATCTTCTTGGCTTAACGTATGATGAATATAGAGATATTATTAACTATAATATTTTTTCTTTACGTCATGCAGAAGATACTTATGGATTCCCCAATGCAATTATTCACCCAGAATCAGAAGATTGGTATGGACATAATAATGAGTCTAAAGTAAAAAGAAACTTTAAACTTTTTCCAGCAGAATTTGCTATCAATCATTTAGATGCACAATGGGCTCAAGAGAAATTTCATTACTTCAGAATTTGTGATATCATTAATGAAATTAGAAATTATCAACGAAAAGAATACGAAGAATTCGGAATTGTATCAGAAGCTTTTCATTTTCTTAAATCAGATATTATGACGTCTAAACAATTATTTAATAAAGATTGCTATAAAAAAGTACGCAATACGTTTAAACAAAGAAACTATAATACTGATTTGTTTGATATGTCTATCGAAGAATACGTTAATAATCCAGATTGTAAATTCGGATATAATAATGTAAATTATTATAAATTCAATACAAGATTGGCTCGCAAACTACAAGCAAGAGGATATAAAATTGTCAACAAATAAAAAACAAGTTATGTACTTAAAAGTTACAGAAGCTTGCAATATGAAATGTCCTTTTTGTTATGTGCCACAACAACCTATTTTTATGACTAAAGATATAGCTTACAAAGCCATAGAAATGTACAATCCTGATTACATTATTTTTCATGGTGGCGAGCCATTATTAAATCCAGATTTAATATTAGATGTTATAAAAAAATATCCAGATAAAGAATATTCTATGACATCAAATATGGTAATACCTATTGGTGAAAAGCAATTACAAATTATACATACATTAGGTAATGGAAACACCGCTACTTCTTATAGTATAGATAGATTCTATAATCAAAAAGATTTTGAAATATTCAAACAACAAGTAAAATTATTAAAAGACTATACATTAATTGTTACTATATCTATTGAACAATTAAATCAATCTCCCAAAGAATTAGCAAATATTATTAAAGAATTAAATCCTAAATATATAGATATTGAACGAGTATCTTTTTTAGGTAATGAATTTAATCCTAATATATATAAAATAATAGATTTATATATAGCTAAATTATTTACATTAATTCCTAAAGAAAAAAATGTATTATATTTAAGAATGAAAGATGCTATCACATATGATACATATGTATATAATACAGAATGTAGTAAAGATTTAATTACTATTAATGCTGATGGTTCAATATTAAGTTGTCCTAACACTTGTTCTGGAGATAACATAGAGCCAATTAACTTAGAATGTTTTACTTGTGATTTGTTTCAATATTGTGGCGGAGATTGCGAAACATTCAAAGGGGTTTGTAAATTCCCCAAAAATACCTTTTTAAAAGTAAAGAACGGAGATTTATAAATGGCGTTTCAAGCAAACTTCCCTACTCGTATTGATGAAGTGTTAGATTTCATTAATACTCAATTAACAAATAAAATTAAAAATAAAGTGGTATGGCATTCAGATAATGTTCCATTTAGTAATTTAGATACTACTGACCAATTATTACAATTTGAACGAGATATCCGTAGAGCATTTGGTATTAATAGCAGTTTACCTCAAATGAGTACAGCTACTGATATTCAACCAGGTGAAAAAATGGATGCAGAAATTTTATATAATAAAGTAAAACGTATTGCCTATTTTTGGTCCTCTATTCGTCGTGTTCATGTTAAAACTGAAATGCGTAAAAAACCAAAAGGACAAGGTGAACATGTAGAAGTAACTGGTGAAGATACACAATATGCTCGTTTAAATGATAATTATCGTGTAGCTAATTATGTTAATGATTTAGAACCAGAATTTGTAGCATTAAAAAATCAATCAACTAATGCTCAACAACTTAAAGATTTATTGCAAAAATTTTATGAAAAATGGGAACAATTACCTCCTGTAGAATTATCGACAAGATTATGTCACTCTAGTTGTCATAGTAACTGTCATCATAGATAATATATGGAAATATTAATCAAAACTACTAATGCTTGTAACTTATCTTGTAAGCATTGCTTAGACGCTGCTAATAAAAATGGACAACCCATTACATATCCATTTCAATTATTAAAAACATGGATACCTAAATACGCTAACGTAGCTTTTTTCGGAGGAGAACCGTTACTTGGCGATTTAGAATCTATGTATAAACTCGCAAAAAATAGACAAGATTGTTTTTGGCGAATTACTACTAATCTAACAAAACCATTAACAGTATTAGACATTGCTGTATTAAGACAGATGGATATTATCACAACAAGTTTTGACATCGGTATTCGTTTCGGAAATATTAAACAATTATTGTTGTGGAGACGAAATGTAAAATATGTTCATAAATATACTAATGCAACATTACGATTAAATATTTGTATGACAAAAGAATTATTGTCTAAGAAAAACATAGAACATAAAATTTTTAAATTACTAACTATGTTACATTTCGATGAAGTATTCTTTTCTAAAGTCATAGATAATGGTGGAGACGCTTCTAGCCATCAACCATTAACCAAACGACAAGAAGAGTTCATGGAAACATTCTATAAAATATCTAAAGATTCTATTGTTAATTGTTGCGTAGAAAATATTTTAAATACACAAGATATAGAAGAAAATAAAGAGTATCCAGATTGTTCTTCTACATCATTAACCATTCATCCATCTGGTAACATAACAACTTGTAGTCAATTTTCTGAATACGATGGTTTCGCAAATATTACAAAAGACACTTACGAAGAAACAATGAATAAAAGAATTTTATGTAGAGCTCATGCCATTTGTTTAACTTGTGAATTTTTTGATGTTTGTGAAAAATCATGCTGGAAAGAAAACTGGACGAAAGGTTGTCCTTATTATAAACAATTTGCTCATAAAATTAGAACGAGAGAGATTTAATTCTCTCTTTTTCTATATGGAGATATAATATGAAAGAAAATAAAATACATATTACATTACATAAAGAATTAAATGAATTTGATATTAATAAAGTCGCAGATAAAATAAAAGAAGAATTGCAAAAAACCTTTGAACCATTAAAACATAAAACAGTAAAACAGGCTGAAACTCTTATTAAAAAAGGATTAAAAAATAATTTAGCATCTCCAAAATGGAAGGTTACTATACATAATGACAGTTCAAGATAGAGTACAATTAATTTCTAATAATACTAATTTAAATTTAGGCACAAAAATTACAACAGCAAAAATTGAACTAACAGGAGCCTGTACATTTAATTGTAAATTTTGTTATCAACAAGAAATGAAACAAAATAACCTAAGACAAAACTTTTTAACAGATGCAGAATTTAACCAAGTACTATCTTATTTAAAATTATATCCAGATTTAAAAGAAGTAGGATTATTTTATATGGGGGAATCTGGACTACATCCTAAGCTCGCAGACTATTATAAACAAGTCAAAGAACTTGGCTACTTTACGTATTTAACGACTAATGGAACTTGTATAAATAATATTATTAAAGCTATTCCTTATATTAATTCTTTAAAAGTTTCTTTTAATTATTTATTAGAAGATTCTAATGATATTAAAGATATCACACAAACGAATACTTCAATTCAAGATATTATTAATAATATTAATTTACTGAATACAGAATGTAAAAAACATAATACTGAATTCGCTTTATCTACTGTTATTGATGAATCAAAATATAACAAAGAATCCCATAGTAAAATTATGGATTATTTATTCCCAGATATATTTCACTATTATATTCCATTACAAACACAAGGCGGTTTTAATGAAGATGGTATTGGTGGCGTCGTTGGCGAAACAGAATCTAAAGTAAATAAAATGCCATGTTGGTCTTTATTTAAAGGGTTATATATAGATGCTAATTTAAATATCAGAACTTGTTGCTATGGTCATACAGATAAACATATTTTAGGTAATATTAAAGATATGAGAGTGATTACTAAAAAAGAACTCAAAGAACAACATTTAAATAATATCATTCCTAATATATGTAGAGAGTGCATCAACAATAAATAGGTTATCTATATGACAATTATTGAACAAAAAAAAGAAAAAGTAAAAGCATATCTTCACTCTATTCATAAATTAAATAAAGATACATCATTAATGCAAATCAATATATGTGCTTCAAGAATTTGCGGAAGACACTGTATGTTTTGTCCTCAATCTAATAAAAAGAAGAACGAAGAAATATTAAAAACAAAACCTCAATTTTTAGATTATCGAGTTATTTCTCGTATAGCTATCGAAGGATATCGAAAAGATTTTAAAGGCGTATTTGTTTTTAATGGCATGGGTGAACCGACAGAAAATCCACAACTACCTTATATGTGTCAGATTATCAGAATGTATTGCCCATCTGCTAAAATACAAATTATAACAAATGGCGATAATGAAGATGTTATAAGAGAAATACATAAAAAAACAAAAGATGTATTATTTGTTTTCTCTGAATATACAGTAGAAGATACGAAACGAAATAGAAAAATATATAGTTATCTTACTCATAAAGAATTTAGAAAATTCTATATATTAGAAAATATAGGTTTACTTAATAACAGGTCTATGAACATTAATATCGGCGACGATACTGTTCCTAATGAATGCTGTCATAAACCTTTTTTTACGACATCGATTGATACAGATGGTTCCTTATTAATCTGTAATAATGACTGGTATGGAGAAAATCCATATGGTCTTATTGATGTAAATGAAAATAATTCAAAACTATGGTCACAATGGGAGGAAAAATTAGAAGATTTACGCATGATTATGTTATTAAATGAACGTCCTACTTGTGAATATCCATGTTCTTTGTGTAATGATAACAAACATACATATGCAAAATCTTTCGTTAATTTTTGGAAAAAGAAATATATTAAAAATTATATCATAGAAAAATTTCACAAATTTTTTAATATAGATAAAAAGTAAAAATAATCCTAGTTATTTAAAATATGACTAGGATTATTTTTTATAATATAGTAATATATACAATGAACAAACTTTTCCTAGTGTTTTAAGCATAAAGAAAGTAGGTGTACTTTTTGACGTTACCTTACGATAGGAAGTTCAATAAAGGTAGGCAATCTGAATTATTCTATAATGAAGACTTATCTAAAAATTACGAAGCCATTCGTCATTTACTAGATACGCCTACTGAAGAAAAAGGTACTCCTGACGCTAAAATCGATGGCGCTTTATGGTTAAATTTAAAAGAAAATGCATTAAAACGATATCATAAAAATACTGGTATTTGGGAAAATCTTTTCTCAGAAAAATTCCAAATCACAGACCAAATTACAAATATTAATCCTAGCTCTAATCCAGTATTAGGTCAATTATGGATTAATAATGATATTCTAATGTATTTCGATGGTTCAACGTGGAAACCAATTAGGTCGTTAATTCAGGACGGTTCCCAATTCGATATGTCTGCGTTTGAAAATCATAAATTAATTTCACCATTAAACTCCATTGGAAATAGTGTTATTAAGGATTACAATGCAGATGACTTCGAGACTCAACTCGAAGAAGACAAACAGAATAAAGTTGATGTTCCAGCTGGCTCTGAATTCCACGGTGATGGTCATACATGGGATGTTGGAAAAGTAAATAATGGTATGGATGGCGGCATCTGTCATACTTGTCAAGATGGCGTATGCCCAGTCGATGGCGTTATTCCAGAAACATTTGCTAGTCATATCTTTAAGAGTACAGACGAAGATTATACGAAACTAAGCCAATTCTTAGTTCCTAATATTAATATTGACCGTGTATTTTTAGATAGAAAACTAGACTTTACATATCAAACTGTATCTAATGTTTGTATCCAATATCCAAAAAGTAAAATTTATGAACAACGTCCATCACTCATCCACGTTAATTCTAATCGTTTACGACATATTAAAAAACGGTTAGTTAAAATAGACAGAGACGACAGAAATACAACTAAGATTAAGTTCGATGAACAAAATTTTGAACTCTATGGATTTAAAGGAGATTCTCCTCTAGGTGAATTACTATTGCCAGAAAAAATTATTGGTGACGGTGGTTATACAAAAACTAGAGATGGCGTTTTCTTAAATCATGGATATTCTCAAAATTTTGATTATGTTCTTATCGTATCTTTTGAATTTGGTTCTTTTAAAACAACTGGTCAAATGAAACATGTATGGAATGGCAAAAAAGAAACATCGTACTATGTTCCTAATTTTGCAGCTCCACATAATGTATTCATTAATGGCTATAACTTAGAAGATAATACCTATACAGAAGATGACCAAGAAAAAATAATTACCATTCAAGATAGTACACAAGGCATGGAACTAACTGGATTCCATTCTGTTATCCGTGAATTTGGTTATGTTTACGATGTGGATATTAATCGTAAGGGCCATATTACATTATCTCGTGATTATTATAAAGACCCACTATTATTTATTGGTGGTGAAGTGATTACACAACAAGATGGATTAGTGTTTGAAAATAATAAAAACTATACGATTCCAGATTGTCCACGAGATACTGTTTGGGCGGTAGCTGAATTGCAAGGTGAAGAATCAGACCCAGCTTTCACTATGCGAGTCAAAAATGGTTCTGGCCATGTACCAACTGATGGTGTTATTATTTACGATAATGTAGATGTTAAACCAACAGATACTATTATCGCCTTCATTGATGGTATTTTAGTTAAAAACGAAGATATTATTCGTAATCAAAATGCTGGTACGTTAACTATTAATGGCATTCATGAAGGGCAAACATACACATTACTTAAAGATAGATATAATCGGTTCTTTAGTGATACAAATGCATTGCCTGCCATGATTACAGGCAAATTTAATGAAACATTAGTATATTTAAATGGCTTTTTATTAAATAACGAAACTTCTATTTATCAACATGGTAAACCAGAAGAGATTAAAGGCAATACTAATGAAATTAAATTCTTTATTAAAGATGTAGTTAATGGCAACGTTATCGGTGATTATTACATCTGGATTACATCTGAAGACCCTCAAGGTAAAGATACTTCTGGATGGATTAAATATGACCCAGCTAATGCAAAAGATAAATTAATTATCGATGAGCTAGAATGTTTCTGTCATTCTTATCAAAATGCCAGAACGTCTGTCTTATTAAATAATGATAAATTAGCTAATTATAATATTCATTTCGATGAATTTTCCGATAGACTTGATGTATATGCTTTTAAATATACAGCTTTTTCAGGTCAACCACTCATTATTAAAAATATTTTCTTAGATGGTGGTCAAAACAAATACACTACTGACAATCGTCGTTTTAAAATTCCAGATAAGTTTGAGCCAAATTATGGCTTACTTTCTGTTTACATAGATGGCATTAGACAATATTACGTTAATGAAAACGCAGACGGACTTGGTTTTAGCTTACCTTCTCCTGTACAAGCTCCAGCTATGGTTACTTACGTAATTGAAACTGTCGATGCTCCAAGTGAGTCTTATTGCAAACGTATTATTTTAGACGAAAAACATATTGTCCCAAATACGATTAATGTATATAAGACTTACCGAACCGATGTCCCTGATGCAAATCCTAACGATAGAGTATCTCTTTATCCTGGTCGTGTATCAGTTTATATAGATGGTGTAAGACAACCGCAAAGTGCTTTTACAATTGTTGACAACTATACTATTTCTTTTAACTCTTCACTTACAAAAATAGTTGGCGGCAAAGACACATTCCCTTACGAAGTGATTCGTAACGAACTTGGTGAGGCAATGTATCATGTAGATGGTTCTTTGCGTGTTATGGAACATTCAGAAACAGATAAAATTTTAATCGAAGTAAAGCAAGATTTAGATAGAATAGAAACATATTTAGAAGTTCCTCCTACTAATGATGGTTTCTCGATTGATATTACTGGTAATGAATTAGACCCAGCAATCTTAGAAACAAATGATGAAATTCTGATTTATCTTGATGGATTATTCTTAGGTTTACGAGATAATGATGCTTCTACATTTACATATACAAAAGATATGTATAGAGGAAAAATCACAATTAATTCTCCTTATCATATTGAAGAAATTATCTCTGACCCATTAAACGATTATTTAAAAACTAATCCACAAGCAGCAGAAGAATATAAGAAATATAATGGTGGCAAACCATACTCACCTAAACCTAAAAAAATTATTTTAGAATGGAGAAACGAATAGATAATGGCAGAAAGATTTACTAAAGTCGGTATCTCAATGCTAAATATGCATGACATTGAAGAGTATCTCCACGTTAAAGGATTTATTTATAACAGTGAATCCGCAAATGATACGACTCATGTCGGCGGTGTTCCTTCTGAAAATATTGCTGTTGCTGTATCTCCTGAAGATAGAACAACAGTACGTAATGCTATGAATCTTAACGGCAAACCAGAAAGTTATTTCTTTCCTGCCGTTAAGGGAGCATTGCTCAATAATGACACAGAAGCAATGCGTAATGCATATAATGCAGCGATTGCCTCATTGAAATCTGAAGTATATGAACTCAGAGCAGAAATTGCTTCCGCAGGTCTTGGCAAAAGTTATGCAACCTATGAGGGTTTTTACGACCCATTCCGTCGTCAAATGCCTCGTCACATTAAAGACGTAGTTGCTACATCTGTTGAAGATTCTAAAGACCCTATGACAAAAACTTCTATTATAGTATCAGAGGATAATTGGAAACTATTTAAAAAAGATGACCATATTGTTCTCCATTCTAAAGTAGAAAATAAAGTTCGACAAGTACAAGTAGTCGAAGCTTCTAAAGATGGTAAAACAATTATCTTTACTCCAGCTGTAGATTTCAGAGTACTTAAAGATGAAGTAGACATATATCGTTCTTATGGTTCTGTCGTAGACGGAGCTTTTGTTATGGGCGAAATTATTGCGACTCATCCTGGTCAAAAAACATATCATACATCTACTGATGATGATACACATTGGATTGTAAGAAAAATTAATTCCGTAGGCAAAGGCGTAGGTACTACATTCCGTATTCCAACTTCTTATCAAAGAAATTATCTTGGCAACATTATGATTAAAGTTAAGAAGTTCGGTCAACCTGGTCCTTTAAAATGCTACGTTATTAATGAAAAGAATTTAACTCACTTTAAAAACCCAATCCAAGCTAAAGATGATGGCTTATTAGTAGCTGAATCATATCCTTTAAATGTAGATGCATCTAAAGATATGCATTTGGCTGAATTTAAAATGTTTGACCCATATGGTGAAGTTGACGCCAACACTCGTAATGGCATACAAGCATTAAATGGATTAAATGGTTTGTCTACTTTTACAGCACAATCTAATCCATCTAATTATCCATTATTAAAAGAATATGATAATTCTGATACGAGCAATACAAAAGTTCGTTATGTCATGATTATCGAAGCATTAACAAATGCTGATGATGCTAACTATTATGATGTAACATTTATTGCTACGAATAAAATGGCTACTCTCGATGTACATAATATGAATAAAGCATTAGAGTATACTAAACAAGGGCAAGATTCTCGTCAAAATGCGTTAGTTACTAATTATGATATCGATGCAGCTGATTTATATTATGGCATTACTTTGTATGAAGCAGAAGGCGAACAATTTATTCCACATGATACTGGCATCTACACAGCTCATTGGAAAAACGCTGATAACAAAGCTTCTTCTAAAATTAAAGTAAACTTACGTATTGGTCGTGAAGGCGTATTTTATTTAACTGATGAATATAATACACAAGCATTTGGTGATTTTCCTGATAATGCAATCGTTAATGTAAAAGGCAAAGAAGTCTTTGACGTTGATGGTTTCTATTATTCTAAAAATAGACCAGTTGCTTTCGGCGACATGATTCGTGAAGTATCCGATATTCAACATACAGCATTGACAGTTAAAAAAGGATTCCATGCAGATAAGAATGCTAAGGTATATCCTATTAACTATAAAGTAATCGTTAAAGCTAAATTAACTGAATGGGACCCAGAAGTATGTAAAACTAAAGTATTACAAGAAGGTCGCTATGAAATACCATTAAGTCGCATTATCAATAATGGTTGGCAAGATGATGAAACATTATCTGACCGTATTGTTTTTGAAACAGATTTTAAAGACGAAAAAGGTAATGCTCTTTACTATAATGATTTCGAAGTTGAAATCTTTTGGGAAAAATCTTGTAAAGAATCTAATGCTAAATTAATTGGCAAAATTGAAGATTTATGGATTGATACTGATACAGATGTATTAATTGAAGATAGAAATAAACAACTCGTAACTGATTTACCTACTCCAGCAAATACGGCATTAAATATTGATGCATTAAAAGGTTTAATGGATTTAGTTAAAATGATTAATGACAGCAAAGATACTATCGATAAACTTCGCCCTGCTAAAACAGAAGAAGATTTACAAGTGCCTGCTGATTATTGGTTATGGCGACATGAAGGCCCAATTACAGCTGAAGATATTCATGAATTACAAGGTCATCCAAAAGTATATGCACCATTCGTAACAGAATTACATTCCGATGAAACAGATAGTTCTTTATTTACCAATACAGAAGTTACTCATTTATGGTTCCCTAATGAAATGCATTTAGGTAACTATGCATTGGCTAACTCTCGGTTAGTAGAATTTAGAGCCCCTAAAGTTGTTGAATTCGGTCATCATGTATTTGCTAACTCTAAACAACTTAAAAATGTTGTTGAATTAGACACTCACGTTGCTCGTGACTTAACTAGTACATTCGAAAATTGTTCTGCATTAATTAATATAGGTGACTTAGTAACAGATAATTGTTTAGATTTTACATCTATGTTTGATGGCTGTCACGCATTGAAATATGTTCCTAATATGACTTCTACAGCCAATGCTGAATCTATGGAAGCTATGTTACGTAACTGTCATTCAATTCGTGTGATTCCTGTATTAAATTATAGTAATGTAAAAAATCTCAACTCTACATTTGAAGGATGTTCAGGTATTAATTCTGCTCCTACGATTAATGGACCTAAAGTTACAACTGCTAACAAATTATTTAAAGATTGTTCTTCTATGACATTAGCAGATTCTATTACGTTACCTGTAAATAGAAACTTTGAACAAGCATTTAAAAATTGTTCTGTGCTCGAAACATTGCCAACCATTCATTATGACAATGTAAAAGTATCTCGTTCTATGTTTGAAAATTGTAACGCAATCGAAGTGATTGATGGTGTTGCATTATCTCAACAAGATGCAAATGCTATGTTTAAAGGATGTAACTCTTTAAAACATATTACTAATATGTCTACAACAGGCGTATCTAATATGAGTAATATGTTTGCTAATTGCTATGCCTTAATTGACGCCGAATTAGATTTAAATGTGGTTGATAATGAAGCATATGAAGATTTCTATTTAAAAGATATGTTTGCTAATGATAAAAACATTACACATATTTTAATTAGAAATGTACGCTCTATTAGAGACTTATCTATTCCTGAAGGCTATCAAGTAATGGCTCTCGAAAATAATTATGATGTTATTTATTGGGGCGATTACAAAGAAGAATATGCTAAGGGTATTTCTAAAGTAATAGCTCCTAGCGGTTATTGGTTATACAATCGTCGTGGCCCTATTTCTATCGAAACACAAAAAGAATTGGCTGGACATGAAAAAGTATATGCTCCATTTGTTACGGTCGTTAACCCTGGCTCAATTCATAATGACGTAAAAGATTTGTGGATTCCTAATGACGTAACATTAGCTAACTCTGCTTTCCATAATACGAAACTTGAAGTAGTTAACTTACCTCATATCGTAAAAATGGGTAAATCCGTATTCGATAGTTGTAAACAATTAACAACAGTTACTAATTTAGATTTATCTAATGTATATGTATATGACGGCATGTTTGCTAATTGTGAAAAACTTGTAAACTTGCCTCGCTTAGATAATCATAATGCAGTATCTACAGACAATATGTTTGAAAACTGCGGTGCATTAAAAGAATTAGTAATTCGTGATATTCAAATTAATGATTTACATCTAAAACCTGGATATACAACTGAAAATTTACCAGATAATTACATTAAATTTAAATGGTAACAAGGTAATATTTAGGGTGAAGATTCTTCACCCTAAATATTATTTATATAAAGAAAGGACATTCGAATGCCTGATATTATTGACCAATGCCTCAACAGCGAAGACAGAGAAGTCTATAGATTAATGCATGATTTATTGGCAGCTGATACTCCTGATGATGCGATTAAAAAATGGAAAGAACTTCGAGATGTCGTCAGAACTATTAAAGACGAAATCGAAGAAGAAGAACTCCATGAAGAGGACTTTCTTACCGTTTATCTACAAGAAAGGAATTAGTATCATATGACTACTAAACAATCATTAGAAAAAATTATTGAAATTCTCTCTAATATTAAAGATGCGATTACTACTAAAAAAACTCCAGTAGTAGAACCAAAGCAATCTGACGAAGAATTTAAACAAAAAGTCTTAGCTATTGTACAAGAATACGCTGACGAAGACGTAGATTTAGTAGCTGTATATGAAGCAGCTAAACAATAATTTATTTTTAGAAAGGACTCTTTCATATGAATAATCGAGTTAAACGATTAATACTTTTTGCTCAAGCAGTAGCTGGTGATATCAAAGCTCTTAAATTAAAAATTGGTAATACAGATACTCTTGTTACAGAAGATAAAACATCTACTGTTAATGCTATTAATGAAGTAGCTAACTCTTCAAAAGAAATTAAAGATTCTATTGAAAAATTTAAAGCTGAAATTGGTATTAATTCAGAAATTGCAGCAGCTAATAATATCTCTGTAAACCCATTTGAATTACTTGTACCATTTATTAAAAATCAAATTTCTAATGGTCAAACATCTGATAACGAATATAATGAAACAGTATATTATATTCCTAACCAACCTCATATTATTAAAAGCATTTTAAATGGCAAATTATCTTCTAATGTAGGCTTTAAGATTAAGCAAGGTACATTTGAAAAGTTTGTACACTTTACTTCTCCTATCGAAGATAATTTTGAATTGCCAGCTGAAATTGATACATCTAAAGAATATACTATCAATGAATATGATGTATTTGGACATTATTTAAAAACATATAAAGTACTTCCTTATATAGATTTTGTTAGAAATCATATAACTGATTTAACAAACTCATTAACTAACTTTGATACTGGCTATTCTTTTAAAGGCGGAAAAACAATTACGATTGTTTATGATAATAATGAACAAGAAAAATTATTAAAGAAAATTGAATATCCTCAAGAATATACATATTTATATATCAATAAAAATAATCAATATCTTGACCTTGGAACTAATTCTTGGAAAAATTTATCAGAAATTTCCAATATAAATATCTCTGATGAGTATCAAAATATAGCCATTAAAAATATTGAAAAAGTATATTCTAATGAATTTGCATCATCATTTATCAGATTTTTATCACAAGATAATATTAATGATAGACTAAATATGATTGATGATTTTTTGATTATGGTTATGCCAAAAGAATTAGAATCTTCATATTCTATTAAAAATTTCTTGTTAGAATCTGAATATCCAACTAATTGCGTTTTTGTAGACGAAGCATTTACAAAATTCTACAATCCAATTTTACAACAATGGATTGTAATGCCAGCAAATATCTTTGATAATTACAATAATAAAATGATTGATAATTTAGTTAATGCTGAATATTATCCTACTACAAATCTTTTTAGAGATGACCATCATTTAAATTTAAGCTCTGCGAAAATTTACTTCTTAAATGATGAAGATAAAACTTTTGTTAATGTAAAAGATATTTTTGAATATTTAAGAAGTAATTTTGACAGAATTACAATCATAAATAAAGACATTACAAAATTCTATAATCCTTTCACACAAACTTGGGAAACGATTACAGAAGAAAGTAAAAATAAAATTTTAGCTAATCCAAGAAGTCAAGTAAAAGCTTATTGGGAAAATCAAGATTATGTTAAAAATGTAGAATTAGTTAAAAAATATCTTGAAAATAAATTAGATGGTATTGATTTAACTTCTATTGCTAACATTATCAATGAAACAAGAGATGTAAATCTTGTCGCAGCAAATAACCAAATTGGCACAAAAGAAGTAGTTCAAAATCAAACGTATGTTCCATTGTCTAAAAAAGCTGAAATTAATTTAACGCATACAAAAATTTATACAGCTGGATATAATACATCTCCAGACGAAACTTTTGAAACATATGATATAACTAAAATTCCAGCATTAAAAATTTTAAACATACCACAAAATTTAATTTCAAATAATGTTGCTCAAGACATGACAAATGGCGGTATTTTAGTAATAGATTGTATGTATACAGATTATCACAATAAATACACAAAACAAATCGATGTATTCTACAATGGTAAATATTATAAAATTTTGGATGGTAAATTCTTTGATGAAATAAAAGACGTATTGTACTTCCATACTGATACAAAAACTGCACCACCTGACCATTTATAATAATAATTATATATATAAAATTAAACGACGGCTTTTATAGTCGTCGTTTTTTTGTTATAATAATATCATTAAAATGTAATATATAGTAAAGAGAAAGAAGAATACATATGATTCCTACACAACTTATTTTTCAAGCATTAGAATTAATTTTTGACGGAACTATTGCTCATTGTTTCGAAAAAAGATACAAAGACAAAGACATTACTTATGTCGATGAAAATAAATTAGTTCATCAATACTTTAAACATAATTTTCCTAAAATATATAAACGTATGAAATTTATTATTCCTAACTCTCCTGTTCAACTTGGATTAGCTATGGATATAGACAATAAAATTTCTGCTTTTATTTGTTTTTATGATAAAGAAGGAAAATATTCTATTTCTTTCTTAGATATATTAGAAACAGCGGAAGATAATACAATACAATATACAAAAGAATTTAAACAATATTTAAAGGATGACACTATGCCACGCTTCGTAAGATATTTTAATATGGAATACCCTAACCATAATGAATAAATTAATTACTGAAAAAAATATATCTGATATTATTAATGAATTATCAGAAGAAAAAATATTAATTCCTATTAAGTTATCTGAAACTATGTTATCTGATGAAGCTAATATGACTTTTGAATACATAGAAACAGAACTTAATACTATATATGACAAAATTCATTTACTCGAGCAATTACATGACTACACAGAAGTATTTGTAAAAGAGCAAATCGATAAAAAAGAAAATCAATTCAAAGAATATCTTAAAACTATAGAAGATGTATCTGATTTATATCAAGATAATAATTCTGTATCATATTTAATACAATTTTTGGCATCTAAAGATACGATTCGAGATAGAGATGGTTCTATTATTCAGCAAATGGATATTAATAATCATTCATTAGAGATGCCTGGTACTATTTTAGCTAAAGCTAATTTAAATAATATTATTCATAAATCAGATATAGATTGTTATAACAATACATATAATAATCTGTTAAAAGAAAAACCTGGTGTTTCTATTTATTTCGCAGATAATCCTTTTGTTGGCGGTGTTCTTGAACAAGTGCAAACTACTATTTCTAATCCACAAACCTATAATTATATTGGATTAGATATTACTAATACACAATTATTAGACCCTACTATTGTACATGAATCTTCTAGTGAGCCAATTAATATCATTAATGGCTACATTAATCCAACGATTGTATCTGGTTTTAATTTTAATCTTAATTGTATTAATTATAATATTGGTAAAAAAGCTAATACAATTAATTCGCCTAAAACAAATATTCCAATTAACGATATGTCTATTCCTAGTGGCACAACTACAAAAGAAAAAGAAATCGAAACCAATATTACTCATAAAGAAGAACAAGTACAAGATGTTAAAGAAAAGCATGTTGAGCAAGTTACTGGCACAGGCGAATACATATATATTACCTATAGACCTTGGGTACTTGGTATCAAAGGAGCTATTATGCAAAAAATGTCTAATGGTATGTATGAACCAGTAGGTAGCTTCCATTTCTGGAATGAAGATTGGCGACGCTTCCCTGAAGTCACAAAAATAGATGATAACCAAATCATGAATAAAGAAAAATTAAAAAATCGTATTACAGATAAAGAAGTTCGTTACTGGGTAAGAAAGTTGACAGGTCATGACGCTTAAAGAATCAATTAACACAGATAATTTCGCTTCTGATTTTGCTAATACTAATGTAAAAAATATAGATATGATTGATGCGGAAACTTTAAATTTAAATACAAATCAATCATATGATACAACCTATGAATATAACTTCGGTATCAATTCAATTAATATTTTTAATAAACAACCATTAACGGTGTCTGGATACATTTCTCCAGAAGTAAAAATTAAAAATAATAATTTTATTACAGTATCTGTTAGCCAAACAAATCCAGAAGTAAGTCAAGAATATTATATTATAGATAATAATAAAGAATATCCAATTCAACCGAAAGAATTACCACAAGTGATTAAAGAAAAAATCTTTTTTAATTTACCGATACGTTTCCCAATCGATGAATCTAAAGAAGTTACTATCTATAAAAATAATATCAAAACAGATTTAACCTATTCACAGTTGCAATCAATTAATAGTGACGATGAATACACAATTACGTATACGCCAAAACAAGAAGCTTTTAGATATAAACCTAACAGCAATACATTGAAAGTAAAAGTCATTCAAAGGCATCTAGGAACAGAAGTTCCTTCTACTATTAAAACTATTTCTATCGTATGTCACGGAGGCAGTGCTATTTGGAATATATAGGTTTAAAAAGTATAAAAGAAGAATATGCAAATATGTTACTTGCTTCCAATAAAAATAAAGCAAATACAATATTTGCATCTGCTACAGACACACCTGTAACAGAACCACTAGAAATTCATCAAGAAGAAGAAATACAATTAGATACATTAAATAATCAGTTAACTGATATCGCAGTTGACTTACAAGCTCTTAATTATGAAGCTCTCGAAGCAACTAAAAATTATTCTACTTTAATGACCGATATCGTTACTCGTTTAAATGCTGTTGATGATGCACTGGAAGCTGAACGAAATCGTATTCAGGATATGAATATTATTTGTGGTAACTATAACGAATTCACTACTGTTAAAGAAATTAGAACATCTGAAATATATGGTACAGTCGGATTATTAGGCGACTATATTTTTACAGCTCATACAGATAATGCTAAAGTCGGCAACTTTGGTGTAACATTCGTAGATGGTAATGGTATTGAAGGTAATAAATTTGTTTATAACGATAAACAATTTGCTAGTAATGCTATTAATAGTTCCAATCAACAAAATATTTATGATGGCAATCCATTAACCTATTATGAGTATTCTCGTTTAACGGCTATCGGCAACAAATTAGATACTACACCAGCTGAAATTAATTTTGACCAAGAAGAAGCAAGGTGTTCTATCAATATTCGATGTGAAAATGAAATTTCTATGTTGCATCTTGATATAGATAGCAATGTTATTTTAGAAGATGTTTTGTTTTCTGATGATGGTATTATGTACAAAAGCACATGGACAACTCCTAAAGAAATTAATAATATAAATAAAAGCTATATCGACCCAAATTATATTTACGGTACAGGAGTTATTTCTTTTCCTCCATCTCAATATGTTAAATTACAATTAGCATCCAATGGAGCGTCTAATGATAAATTAGCATTTTTATTTACTGATACGACAGATGCTCAAAAACCAATCGAACGTATTATTGAATTACCTAATGCCAAACGCCACGTCATTAGAATATCTGATATTACTGCTCATGTAGGTACATTCACAGAAGGATATCTTCAAACAAAAGAATTAATTTCTTCTAATCCAGTACAATCTATTGCTATATTTGCTAATGAATATATTCCTGAATATTTCCCTAATGACAAAACATATATTCAATATATATTAACTATTAATGGTATTGATTATGATATCGTGCCGATTAATAGTCAAAAACAAGGTACAAAAGTCATTCGTGTATCTAATTATTCTATTATTGATGATTATGTTGTACATATTAATGAAACGATTAAAAGTGCATCTTTAAAAATAATTATTAAAACAATGGATACAAATGTAACTCCTTATGTATCAAATCTAAAAATTTGCTTTGGTAAAATAGGAGACAGACATGAACTCAGATAATTATTTAACTGAACTAGAAAAAATTAAATTCTATAGAGATAGAATTTCACAACAAATTATTCATAGTGGACAATATCCTAATCAATTCGAAATTCAAAATAAATTAAAAGATATTAATCTAAGAATTGCTATCTTTCAAAATAAAGTAATCGAAGAAAGAAGTACATTTAACACAAAAGAATTTAATGATAAATTTGAAGCGATTTATCAGGATTTAGTTATTTTGTATAAAGTAGTATACAAATTATCTGTAGAAAAATTCTTAGAATTAAAATCATATGCGGAAATGCATTTATCTGAATTAGAACAAATGGCTAAACGCTATGAATATAAAACTAAATTTGAAATTGAATCTACCCCACTAGGTAAAACAGTTTTATTTAAAACGAATGGTTTCGGTATCAGAAATAATAATAATATCTATACGATTGCCCTCGGTGATATTTCCATTTCAAAGGGTTCTAAATTAGCATGTATCTGGGACTCTAATGTTACACAAGATGAAAATGTTATTTTTACTATTGGTAACATTAACTGCTCTCCTTTTAGCTATAATAGGGATTATTTAAAAATTTCTGGAAACTCTAATTATAAAACATATACCTATGAGCAAGCTGATGATACTGTTACACAAACCATGGCTCCTATGGATTTAAATAATTTTACGCCTAATCATAATAATAATTATATTATTTATGCTGGCAAAAATTATATTAAAAAATCTGTTAAAAATGGCGATTCTGTTTTACAACGAGATGAAACTTCTTCTTTTTATTTAGATGATACAGCTGGTCGTATTACTTTTTATATCTTAAATGGCTCGTATGTCTATTTTAATTTCAGTAAAGAACCATTAAGTAAAAATTTCTCTGGTTATAATATTGAATCCATGGACGTACATCAAAAAATTACTTTTGAATATGATGCAGGTATGGCATTCGATTTTACGACAGACGGCACAGTGTACGCAGAAACACAACAAGGTATTATTCAAAACGATACTTTATATTATCCAAATAATTTAGATGTACCATCTTATTATATCGAAGAATATAACACAGACGATAAAGTAACATTACCAGTTACTGTTACGGTATCCAAATTAAATGACGGTGAATCTGATTTAACAGTTAACGCTATTGCGATTAAAGAATTATCTATTTTACAGGAATTAGAATCATGATAATTTATAACATTCGATATCGTGGTCCTTTTGAATATGAAAAATTCGTTCTGAATATTATGCAAAATTATAATGAAACAAAAGCACTCGTAGAAGATTTCACTCATTATAAAGAATCAACTATTGATGATTTACAAAATAAAGTAAATACTTTATTTAAGAAAAGTATTCAACCTAATAATATATCAGAACAATTACTAACTCTTAGATTATTAAAAGGATAATATATGCGATATAAATTAACTTCAAAAGATTTAATGGATAAGCTAGATGAATCTAATCAACGAATAGATACATTAGCATCCAATATCAATATAATGAAAACTGAAATTGAACGTCGCATGTTGGTCTTTCAAAATCAGTTTGAATTTAATACACAACAATTAACAGAATTACAAAATTCTGAACAAGAAACAACAAATTTAACTTCAGTATTTTTAAAAAATGCAGATATCGTAAACGGTGATTATGAAGCCTATGGCTTATCTATTTATCCGTCATTAATTAAAACACCAGTCAATATTTTTAATTTTAGTTCTATTACTGGTGCTATTTATAAAAATAATGGACATGTATCTATTAATGATAAATCTAGTACATTATTTAATAATATTTTAATTGATGACAGCATTAATAATAAAGAAACTGTTTTTGCTGAATATGATACTCCTAATATTAAATTAAGTGTAACAATCGACCCTAACGAATTACTTGGTTCTCCTGCATTTAATACAATAGATATTTTGCCATACTTACCTGGCTCTTATACTATTAATCAAATTGATATCTATACGATGCAAGATTATCAGGCACAACGATTAGATACACCAACAAAATCTATTATAAAAAATATAATGAACTCTGGCACGACAAAAATTGTACTTAATGAAAGTTATTATATTTATAAAGTAGATTTCGATATTACAATTAATTTCCAAAATGCAAATGGTAAATATCCATTCGGATTGCATCATTTATATTTCTTACGTAGTTCTTATTCTACTAATTCTTACGTTATCGTAAAATTAGAAAAAGAAAATTTCATTACTCGTATCGATGAAGATATTATTGTATATGACCAATACGGTAAACATACTTCTAACTGTACGAACGAAAACATTGAATTCTATATGAATTATGTAGAAGGCGAATTGAGTTATCAAATCGACACTTCTAAAGGTCTTACGCAATATACAATTCCTAAGAATATTAATAGTATCTATGCTAAGATTCCTATTAATAGAAGTATTTCAATCATAAAATTCAATATTCATTCATAAAAAAGTTTGACACTCCTCTTTCAGCTTGTTATAATATTAACAACGACGGAAAAGGAGTGTTTTAAATTTATGGACTTAGTACAATACTTTTATTCTAATATTATTGGTAAGCCAATTGAAAATGAATTAGATTATATTCAATCTAAATGTACAATAGAATATCTACAAGATTGTCAATTTTCAGATAAAGAAATCATTCATTTGTTTGAAAAATGGAATACAAAAGTATCTGCTATTAAGCCAGAAGATATTCCGACAATCGCTTGGGAACAGTCGCTCTTAAAGAAAAATAAATTTTATCTTCATAAAGAATTAAAATTATTTTCTATCGCACCGATTGTTACCCCAGATGGTAATGAGTGTAAATTCCCTTATTACTTAGAAACAAAAATACAATATACAACTGATGATGTATTACAATATTTTTATGAACAGTGTGCACCACATGCAAATAGAAATATTAAATTACATAAAGGTCAGATAGAACATATATTACAAAGTTTTAAAGGATATAAAGGCATTGAACCTATCGATTTATTATTATCATTAATCGATGAATGTCATTTCCAAAACTTTAGATGCATTGAGCCTTTTGATTTAACAAGAGTAGCATCAATTATTCAGACAAACTATGAAAAACTAAAATCTAATTTAGCTGAATTACATGCTAATGGAAGGGATACAATCATATGGAGAACACAATTCAGAACTTCATATATGAATTCGGTGCTAAATTCTCAAAAGGCTTTCAACGAAACTATTATGTAAATGGAGTTACTGTTAATCAACAATTAAAAGAATGGATACATAAACATAATGAAACAGATATATATAAATGTTCTTATGCTTATGAAAATAATGATATAGAAAATTGCAAAATCATAAGTAATTTATACTTAGATTTTGATGGTAACATAGATACAGAAGAGGATTTTAATATATTAAAAAGACAAGTTTCTTTATGTTATTTTATGTTAAAAAGTTATATCAAATTAAAAGATGAAGATATTCAACTTTTTTTCTCTGGGGCTAAAGGTTTTCATATTATTATTGATTATAAAATTCTTGGTCTTGAGCCTAAAGAAAATCTAAATATGGATTTTAAAAAATTTGCTTTATGGCTACAAGAAAATACGAATTGCCAAATTATAGATACTGGTATCTACGATAGACGTAGACTATTAAGAGTACCGAATACCATTAATAGTAAAACTGGTCTTTACAAAGTACCAATTACAAAAGAATTACTCGATACATTTTCTTTATCAGATATGCTTGCATACGCTAAAGAAAAACATGAAGAGCAAAAAAAAGAATATATTCTAAATGATAAAGCATCTAAAGAATATAAGAAAGTAATTAAAGACAAAATAAAAATAAAAACAAAAGATGGGTTCGTGATTCCACTAGAACCAAAAGAAATGTTACCTTGTGCTATTAAATTATTAAAAGAAGGTGCATTAAAAGGAACTAGAAATAATTCTTGTGTAGCTATCGCCTCTTCTATTTTACAATCAGGTGAATCAAAAGAAGATGCTTTCGCTATCTTAAAAGAATGGAATACATTAAATGACCCACCATTAGAAGAACATGAATTAAGAATTACGTTTAATAGTGCATATACAATGCTACAACATAATCGTAGATATGGTTGCAATACATATAAGGATTTAGGATATTGTATAGGAGAAAAATGTAAATTATCTGGAGGTAAATAATGTCGGATGAATTAAAAGATAATATCACAGTCCCTATGGAGGACTTTTTTGAAGAAGCAGAAAAAGATTATACAATATTTGATGAACAAGCATGGAAACGTGGTAAAGGATATGCATGCCCATCATTCCCTATGTTCGATAAATATATGGAAGGCTTAACGGAAGGTCTTTATATGTTTGCTGGTGAATCTAATACTGGTAAAGCACTCGAATTAACTACACCATTATTATTAACAAATGGTACTTGGACAACAATTGGTAATTGCAAAGTAGGACAAAAAGTATTTGGTGATGATGGTCATCCGACAACTATCGTAGCTAAATCTAAAGTCTTTACTGACCATAAATGTTACGAAATTACTTTCGATGACCGCACAACATTAATTGCTGATGCGGACCATGTTTGGAAAGTGTATAAAAAAATAGGAGCTAAGCCAGTAGAAGATTTAATCATTACGACAAAAGATATGTTACAAGATTGGAATAAATACGATAGATATTCCTATCGTGTTCCAATGCAAGATACGTTTAAAACACATAAAAAAGAAACTAAGATGCATCCGTATATTCTAGGCTTATGGCTTGCAAGTGGAAATAAAAGAAAAAATAAAATTTGGTGCAAAGACTCTGAATATGATTTTTTACATGATGAAATATATGCTTGTGGCTATAATATTAAAAATTATATACAACATTCTGAAACGAATGTATATTTTTCTATTAATGACGGAAGTTTCGTTACTAATTTAAAAAAAGAAGAAGTATACAATAATAAACATATTCCAAAACAATATTTATATAATAGTCTTGAACATAGACAAGAACTATTAAAAGGTATTATGGACGGCATTGGTTATGTAGATAATAAAGGTGTAGTGGAAATTACTTTCGGTTCCACTAATAAAGTATCCAAAGATTTCGGAATTTTATTATCTTCTTTGTCTATTAAATATACTAAAGTAGAAAAAGATGTATTCGTAGATAATAAAAAATATAAAGCAATTCGTTATTATTTCGCCGCATCAAAAACCAATCCTTGTTTCAAGAACCCAGAAAAATATAATAAATTAAAAGATACATTATCTGAAAAAAGTTTTAAATATAAAACTATTATTAATATTAAAGAAGTAGAAACTCGTCCTATGCAATGTATTCAAGTGGACAACATATCTCATTGTTATTGTATAGGTGAAGCATTAACAGTAACACATAATACTGCGTTAGCATTAACATTAATGATGGACTATTGCTTAAACCCAGATAATAAATTATATGGCATTTATTTTTCTTTAGATGACACAAAAGAAGAAGTGATTCCTCGTGTTATCGCAAGTAAAGAAATTATTCCCATTTCTGTTGTATCGAAACCAACTCGCTACCAAGAAATTGTAGATGAAGGAGGTGAAGAAGGATATAAATATTCTGAAATGCTTAGAAAAAGAACGGATGGTTTGGAATTTTTAAAATCTAAAAAAAACCAGTTTCGTATCGTAGATGGTACTAAAATTGAAAATGGTGAACAGATTTTAGATTTCTGTAAAAAAGCACAAGCTTACGTAAAAAGTTTTGACCCAGATAATAATATCATTGTTTGTATTGACTCATTAATGGATATTCGATGGGCTACTAAAAACTTTCAGACAGATAAACAAATTAATGATTATACTGCAAAAGAAGTAAAGCGTTGGGCGGCAGAAGAATTAAAAGTACCTGTATTTGGTACATTGCATTTACGAAAAATAGAACAAAATCGTAGACCAAATATTGGCGACGTAAAAGAATCTGGTCGATATGCGTATGAAGCCTCTACATTATTTGTAGTTCATAATGATATGTCTCGTAATAAACAAAATTCCGCTATCTTTTCTGTATCCCCAGATAATGAAAAAATTCCAATTATAGAAATTGATTGGGCAAAAAATAAAAAATCTAGTTACAAAGGAAGAACATTTTGTAATTTTCATACAAATTATTCTCGCGTAACTGAATGTTCAGAAGAAACATCACAACGTTTTATTGATTTAATTTTCTCTAGTTAAAAATAAAAGAGGTACAATATGATTTTAGACAATTTAAATAACCCAGAATTAAACATCTATGTAGCAAATGACTACACTGTTGACACTGTTAACAAAATTGATTATACTAAAAATAATAGTGTTTCTCGTGCACAAGCCGAGAAACAACTACAAGGGCAACTAACAGGACAAAAAGTTTTTAAACTAAAAACAATCGGTGAGACAGAAATTATTTTATCTCACGAAACATTAGTTAAATTAGCTGAATTAACAAAAGTAGAGGAAGTTAATGAAAACTAAAACAACTGTATCTGGTTTTGTTAATAGATGTCCAGACTATGAAATGTGTCCTGTCTGCTATGGATGCCGTAATTTTAATCCTAAATATAAAAAATGCTTAAATGAATGTGGCACCTATAAAGAAGATGTTTGTAACACAAAAAAACATAGAGCAGATTTAATAACAAAACTAATTAGACCTAATTATTTTAAATAACACATGAAAGGGATATGTAGATGGAAGAAAAAGAACTTCAAGACCTCATCGATAAAGATGAAATTATATACATTAATTGGTTAAATAATTACGAACAATTATTTGAATTAACAACCAAAGCATTAATTACATATGGCAATAAAAAAAAAATTATGATTGCTGAACAAGTAATTGATGTATTCATTCACATGTTATATCGCAAAAACCAAATTCAAAAAAATGACATTTCTAATTTGCCAGCATGGGTAGCTGTTGCTATCGCAGCTGGATACCTTCACAATTTATTCTATGATGGTACATTAACTTCTTTATTCAAATGTCGTCAAGAAGTATCTATTCTCGCAAAAGAATTAAATGTTCCTGTAAATGGCATCGCTGCTATGTTCCAAATGATAGAAGGACAACTAGGTGACCGAACTCCTGTCGAATCTTGTATTCCACAAGATGCATCTCCTAGTGGGTTATTTGCTTGGGCATGTTGGTTCGTAACTGAATACAAACAGGATAAACCACTTCCAAAATCTACATCTTTTAAATAATAAAGACGATGCTATATAAATTAACTCTATTAGATGAACCTATTTTATTTATTATGTACGCTATGCGTACCAACGAATTATTAAAATTATTATATAAACAAGTACCACCAACTGCTCTATGCGGTTGGTGGATGGAAAATTCTAAAAAAGTAATTTCTTTAGACGGTGGTTCTCTTACTATTGAAGTAGAAGATACTTTCGATGTAGGAGATTTACCACAGATTAAACCAAATAGACAATATAAAACAAAAGAAGAAGAATTAGAATATGCATTAAAAAGGATTTCAAATGTATGATGCGTTAATTGGCTCAGTTATTACAGCAACCATTTTTTTAATTATTTGCTTACTATTAAAACTAAGAGCCACAATAAAAGAAAGAGATTTTTATAAAACTCATTTTGAATATTATCAAAATCAATTAGAAATGCAAGAAAATATGTTTAGTGACTTCATGCAAAATCCTTTACAAGAACGTCCCGTATTTTCTCCACCGAAAATCATTAATAAATCTTCTACAGAAAATAGGAAATTTACACAATGATATATAATAAAAAAGTTACGGAAGAACAAATTTGGGAATACATTAAATGCCCTACATTGTACGACACTAACTTTAATAAAAAAATAAAAGCAACGACTAAACCTACATTAGCTAATTCATTAATGAAATTAACAAATGCTTTTTTACTTCATCTAAGTAATGGTAGGGTATTAGCTATGGGTGAACTAAAACGTAAGTGGGATATGATTTGCGAAAAAGACAATATTAATGAGCAAAAATGTCTCGAAGGTTTACAACAAATAGCTAATTTTTACAGGTGGGCTGAATCAAAACAATTACGTATTCTCGACGTTAAAATGCCTTATGGTTTAACGATAAAAGGAAATACAGGAACAACCAGTATTACTGGTGAAATTAATTGTATTGCCGTTACCCCAGATAATAAATATGAATTATTATACGTAGATTATGGCAGCAGACAGCCTGACCAACCATATTTAGATAGAAAATTAAAATATAGTTTAGACGCATTAGCCTTTAAGCAGATGTATGGTGAAGATATTTATATCCACGTACATTATGTTAAAGGCAATTTAGATTTTTACAGTTATCGAAATAGAACTGATTTTGAACGATTAACTTCTACGATTGATTCTGTTTCTGAATGTATAGATAAAAATTTATATTATCCTAGGGAAAATGTGTTTTGTACATCTTGTTCTATTAAACAAGTATGTAGAGCATGGTCTCTTGTAAAGGCAGGTGACAAATATTAATGGCTATTATCGTTAAAGAATTTGTTGGTAAAGGTAACATTAAAAAAGTAGACGAAAAAATTACAAAAACAACACCTCAAAAAACAACTAAAAAAAATACAACTAAAAAATCTTCTAAGAAAAAAGAAAATAAATAATACATACAAAGGATGAAAATTAATGATTGAACGAATTTATGGTGCTAATGTACTTGTTGAGCCAAAAAATGTAGAAGAGCAAACGCAATCTGGCATTATTTTAACTGGTCAAAAAGGCAAGAAACAACAAGTCGCTAAAGTTGTTATGATTGGTGAAGGTCATATGTTAAATGATGGTACTCGTGTAAAACTACCTTTTGAAATTGGCGATAATGTAATCGTACAGCAATACGCTGGTACACAAATCGCTGATGATGGTCACGAATATTTACTCGTAAATGAACGTGATGTAATCGCTAAAGTATCGGAGTAAATACTATGTTTAACTTTAAAGATTTAAAAATTAATTCTATTATTATCTTTAAAGAAGATACAAAAGAAATCATTGCTAAAATAAAAGAAGACGGTTTCGAAACACGAGAAGGGTTTAATATCCTTCTCGATTCTTATTCCGAAGAAAACGTGACTGATGAACTTGTATCTCTTAAAGATATATTATTTTTTAAAAATAATCCAAAAGAAACATATCTTGTAACACAAATTAATCAACGCTTTTTCTATATGACAAAATTAATTATTCTCAACGATGAATTAACATTAGATACTAATTATATTTTGGCATATCCTAATAGCAAATTATTTGGAACACTCGATGAACTTGGATTAGAGAAATTAAATACGAAAGAAGAAGAATAATGGCTCGAAAAAAGAAAGAATATTTTATTGACGGCATTACTTATTTTTCTAAAACGCTATATGATTTGCATGTATTACTGTCTAATAACAAATATGCAAAACATTTCATTATTCCAACTTCGATTAAAAAAAGTAAATATGGAGCTCAAAAGATTGTCGTAAACCATATTAATTTTGACTCCATCATGGAAGCCGAATACTATCTATATTTGCTAGAACAAAAAGCAAAAAAAGAAATTAAATCGTTTGAGATGCAAGTCTCTTTTGATTTATTGCCTAAAAAGAAAAATAAATTCACTGGCAAAACTATTTTACCAGTTAAATATATAGCAGATTTTGTAATTACAGACAAATCTGGTATAATTAAAGTAGTTGATATCAAGGGTAGAGAAACCGCTGATTTTAAACTAAAAAAGAAAATGTTCTTTTATTTCTACCCTAATTTAGATTTTCGATGTGTACAATGGGATGGCACGCAACAAGCATGGCGTGACCTAGATGACATTAATAAAGATAGAAGAGCTCGTAAACGTATTCGAAATAAAAAGAAATAACACAAGGAAATTAAATACATTAATGAAAGAACTTTACGAAGAAGCTGTATCTAATAAAGAAATAACCACAAATATCAAACGAACTAGACGAGCCAAACAAACTGAAGTAACACGAGAAGAAAAAAAGAGAAAAGTAACGATGGACGACAAAAGAAAAGAATGGGAAGAAATTGAAAAACTCGTTACTATCTACAAAAAAAAATTCGATACAGAAAATGATTTTTTGACTAGAGAAGAAAAAGCAGAAATTAAAAAAGCTGGTCAAGAACTATTAGACCGCTTTAGACCATTAATCAAAAAATATCTTAATATTTTCAAAAATAATATTTTAGATTTAAAAGATAATAAGACAAGAATGTTTGTTATGACATTTATGTCCGAAAAAAGATTAAAGTATGCACTTAAAAAATCATTAACTGCCTATCGATTTAAAGCAGAAATTAATTCTAAATTCCAGTTCGTTAGAGATAATTATGGTAAAAAATCAACAGAAGAAATTCGTTCTGAATTACAATTACTATTATTAAATCTAGCTAGACGATATAAACCTATGGGACGTAATTTTTGTGGTTACGTCGCCAATGTATATATATTTGAAGTAACCCGTCATGTACAAAAATACTTAAAAGAAATTAATAATATTAATTTTAGAAATGTAGAATTTGATGAATACATGACATCTGAAAATGAACAAGGTTATGAAACAGCATTAGAAGATAGATACTATGAAAACAGTTTAGGCATCCCCGATATATCTTGGATATGCGGCGAACATTGTAGCGATGAATTTAAAATACTCGATAATTTTGAAAGAAAAATATTAATTAAATATTATCTTGAAGATTATAATGATAAACAAATTGCAGAAGTATTTGGATTACATCACAATACAGTTAATCAAAGACGAAAAGGTGCTCTTAAAAAAATAGCATCCTATCTCCATATCCCATTTGACAAAATAAAAAGAAGTAGAAAATCTGGCATAAAAACTGGACTTTAAATAAAAAATATAATATAATAAAGAAAATAAATAAAAGCAAAATATAAAGCGAGCATAGGCGAGCAACATATTTTGCTTTTATTATATATGGCAATCACACAAGCCAGACATTTACCAGATGAAAAAAAATAAATTATAAAAAGAACGAGGACGGTTATGTTAACAATTACAAAAGTAAAAGTAGGCATTGATACGGTATACGAAAAAGTATACTATGATGGTACACAACAAGAATTAGAAAATCAATTAAATGGAATTAGTACTATTCCATTTTTACAACAAAAGAAATTACAAAATAGTTACAGAACTATTTATTTACATCCAAGAGTAATTACTTCTGTCGAAGTAGATGATTATATTAAAAGAGAGTCAACAGAAAATAATAAAGTTATTGATTTTGAATCTTATAAAAAACAAGAAAAAATAAATAATCCATTTAATAAATTGCCCAAAGAAGAATTAACATTTATTACAAAAAAATGTCAAGAAGTAATGAGTAGTGCACGTAATGATTTTGAAGAAGAAAAATCTATACAAATTAGTGAAATGCTATTAACATTCTTTTTAGCTCATCATTCTTTTACGACAGAAGATAAAGAAGAAGAATTAAAACATATTTTTGAGGAACGTTTTGAAGCGTTTAAAGAAGGATTATTAGAAAATAAATTTTTAACAGAAGAACAGATTAAAGATTTATATATTAATACTGTTTTATCTATGCCACAATTTATTTCTTTGGACGAACTCACCAAAGAAGAAGAAATGGAAATCTTTGTTCAAATCTTTTTCTTGTCTATGCATTTAGTTGCTTGGATTACAACATTAACTGAAGAAGAAAGTTTAGAAGCCATTAAAGAAGAAAATCATTTAATGAACTCTATTAATTTTATTGCTTTTATTAATGGTGAAGTTATTAAGAAAAAAGAAGCTAATAAATAATAATATATATACAAAAGCCCCCTGATATTAATTATCGGGGGGTTTTAATTTACATATTATTCTTTTTGAACTTCACATAATTAAAATCACATGATTTTAGGAGAGCTTCGAAAAGTTTTCTCCATTAAGAAGTTTGAATTTCTAAGAATCCCTTATTCTTTTAAGTCGGTCCAAAGCGACTTCTACAGCTTAAAATTTTAAAATTTACAGCTTTACTTTAAAATTCATCTCACGACTAAAGTTATGAGTGTTCTTTTATTCTTTGTAAAATCCAAATAAAAGAATTGGAATCATTTTATTTTTAAATAAAGTAAATCCGTCTTCTTGATTACATGGACGTTCATAATCTAATACATTTTTAATTTGTCCTAATTTGTCATCAATATTTTTAATAGATTGAATTTCTTTAAGAAAATTAATATACATTTCAGAATATGTAAGAATTTCATCTGTCACATTAGCTTTTGTTCTAACATAGAAACTTCCGTTAGATGCATAACGATAATTATGTTTTTCTAATAGAAAACTATCTGTTCTATATTTAGTATACATATCTACAATATATACTAACGTATCTGGAAATTGAATAGGATTATGTTTATCTTGATGAGCGAATAAATAAATTACTGCATCATCTACATCTAATTTTTTCATATTAACCTGCTTTTTTAAAACCACAACGACCACGAGTTCTTCCGCCTCGGTTTACGCATGTTCGTAAGCATAACTTACATGGACTATTATATGGTGGTTCACACCAGAAACATTGTGGTGAAGTTTCAACCCACATTTGTTTTCTCATACCTATTTTATTAGGTAATTCTTTCCATTTTTTCATAGTTTAATTCCTAAAATTTTGGCTCGTTTTAACCATTCACCTTCGTGATTATTAGATTCTTTATTTCGACAGCCTTCACAAGCATGTAAAAATTCATGAACTAATGTATCATATAAGCCCTTCGGGTTATATAAATACGATTCAGAAATTTCTATTAACGCATTATCTCTATCGAGAGTACATTGACCCCATAAAGATTCATCTTCTGTAATATCTAATAATATATTATCTGGCACATCGTTAAACGCTTGTCTAATATAATTATAAGCTCCGATAGCAATTTCATATACAAAGGGAACTTGCTGAGCTCTATTCGTTAAGAAAATCATAATATACTTAAACCAATCAAAATAATAATTAAAATAGATAATCTATACATACTATCTAAAATAATACATACCAGTATAAAAAATAATATATATTTACATATATTCATATTATTGTATCCAGAAGACATAATAATATAAACACAATAAGAATATAGCTTGTAGAATGCAATTAATTAATAATATAGTAAAAAATCTTTTATTACGTCGTTGAATTGTATTCCAATGTTTATATCGTTTTACATTTAAGTCTACTTCATTATCTAATAGTCTTTGCACTTTATTAACCCTAAGATAGTTTTCTTTTTTTACATCGTCCAAAGATTGTTGCGTTTTTGTATCTAAATTTTCTAATCCTCTAGTTAGCATAGCTATAGATTCATTAAGTTGTTTGATATCTATACCTACTTGATGCATAGTATCTGTTAAAGAATCCATGTGAAGCTCTGTCATCGGTAACAAACTTGTCACATTCATATCTTTACGTTTGTTCATTCTTCCTCCAAAAAAAATAAAGTAGGAACTCAAAGCGGCTCCTACTTTATTATAGCAGAAAATTATTTAAAAGGCCAGATGCGGTTTGCAATCATACATACTCTAGGATTCGTGTCTCTTTGTATCCCAGCACATTTATATCCTATATAACAAGTAAATTCAAACTCTTTTTTAAATAGATTTGAATACCATTTACGGTCTACTTTAATAGAAAAAATGTCTGTCCCTGGGACATAACCCATAGAGAAATCTCGTTCTTGTAATTCGCAGATATACTCTTGAGGTTTTATTTTTCTACCAAAAATATAATATGCAAAGCCATAAGAACAATTACGATATAACCAAGCACAACGACAAACATATCGTTGAATTAATTCCCATACTGTAAAATTATCATTAATAATATCTACATAACCAGGAATAACAATATCATCTTCTTTATATTCAAGATGATATTTGTAGTGTTTATTAAAATCGTATCTAAATAGTTTAGGCACATGACCTTCAGAAATCATCCATTCAATATCTAAACAATTATCGTAAGTTTGCCATAATTTAAATATTGTAGGAAGATTACCATATTTATCTGCGAATAAGACTACAAACCAATTAGTTAAATAGCATAATACCATACATGTCATATTCAATATCATTCGAATAAGCCATGTAAAAGTAACATGCCGACAAAAGAATTTAAACATGTTTAAAGCCATTAAAAAATCTCCGTTCATGAATAAGAAAAATCTCCTGCAACTATTTATATTACAGGAGATTTCTTATTTATTACAGCATTCTATTTATACTTCTGACTTTAAAAGCATCGCCATCTTTATAACCAGTGATTTCAAATTGTAATCCTACTTGAGCCATTTGTTGACCAGACATAGCAATTAAATTTAAATATTGTGGAGCAAAGATTAATGCTTCAAACTCACAACCTTCATGATATAAAGTTGCGAATAACATTAATTTGCCATTCTTTTGAACATGTTCTCTGCGTTTCACTAATGTAACTGGAATCGTAATAGTTTCTTTGTCTTTTAATTCTTCTAACCATGTATGATAAGTAACATGATTATTTAAAGCTTCTTCTTCGAATTTAATAATTAATTCTTCGGTATCTTCATCATATACTTCATATTCAGAATCACCTCTAGCTTCATGAAATTGTTTTAATAATTCTGTTCTGCTTACATTAAATTCTTTTAATGCACCAGCTTTAATTAAATTAGCACCGACAGATTTATTGAAATTCTTTTTAGGAATACGTTTCATCATATCTTCTAAAGAGCTAAATGGACGTAATTCCAAAATTTTTTCTAAAGAGGCGTCAGATACCTTGGCTACAGCTTGCAAGCCATATAAAATTTCATTAGTATCTGGTAATGGAGTAAAGTCTTTACCAGATACATTAATATCAGGAGTACGTAATGTAATTCCTAATTTTTTAAGAACAGGAATATATTCTGCCATTTTTTCTTTTTTACCTTCACAAGAAGATAAACAAGCAGCCAAATATTCTACTGGATAATGTTTCTTTAAGAACATAGTTAATACAGAAACATATGAATAGGCAGCAGCATGTGAGCGGTTAAAACAATAATTTGCGAACCCTTCGATAATTTCAAAGTATTTTAATACTTCTTCTTCTGTATATCCATTTACTAATGCTCCAGGAATTTCAGGACCATATTTTCCTTTAGGGTCATACCATGGAGCTTTATCATCATTTTCCCAACCTTCAGGGCCCTCACAATTTTTCTTACCATAAATATGACAACGAATCATCATAGGGAACATTTCTTTATGTTTTTTCGCCACGGGCTTTCTCACAAGTGAATCTGCTTGGCTATCGTCAAACCCAGCTATCTTCTTACTTATTAGCATCAATTGCTCTTGGTACGGGATTGTAGAATAAGTAGCATCAAGAATGTCTTCACATCCTCTAATTGGATATTTTAAATCTCCACCATTTTTGCCATTAGCATAATCATCATCCATATGGGCAGATAATGGCCCTGGTCGGCCTATAGATGTAATAGCAACGATATCATCAAATTTGGTAGGTTTAATTTTATCAATCAAACCTTTCATCATATCAGAAGATAATTGAAAAACTGTATCGGAATTCCCATGATATAAATCTTTATATAAACTTTCATCGTTTATATCAACAATATTATATAAATCTTCAATAGTTAAGTCTGGATTAATATAGTTTAATGTCTTAACAATAATATTAATATTATTTAAGCCTAAAATATCGAATTTAATATGTCTTAATTCTTCAAGTTGAGGTCCATCATAATATGTTACGACAATATCTTTGCCATCTCTATCTGTTGTATGAACAGGAACCCAATCAGTAATAGGTGTTGGAGTTACTAGTACGCCAGAAGCATGCACCCCAGTACCACGTAGTAATCCTTCAAAACGTCTAGCTAATCTAAATACTTCTTGATAATTATTTTCTATTTCTTTAAATGCAGCATAGTCATCTGGAGCATCATCTTTTAAAGCCTCAAACTTTTTAAAAGATAAGGATATCTCTTTTGGCATAATAGCTTGCAAAGATTTCGTAACTTTATTGCCTTCAGTAGCAGGATAACCTAATGCTCTCATAATATCTTTAATAGCTACTTTCATAGCCATAGTAGAATATGTTCCAATAGCAGAAACTTTTTCTTCTCCATAATATTCTTCTAAATGTTTTAATGGAGGAATTACATCTGCAAAATCTGTATCAATCGTTTATACCCTAGCTTTCGCTATATTTAAAAGGGACTAGACCATATCTTCACCATATTTTTATTTTAAAAATAAAAACTTAGGTTGCCCCACTTCGAATATATTTTAATATATTCTACGTTCCTTTGAACTGGTCGTTGAACGTTCTTGTATTTACATACAAGCTTCGCTGCTGATTATCTAATACATTTTATTTTTAAACATTCACGCCTACTTTTATTTCAAAATTACGTTGTAGTTAAAATGTCTCTAAAGATGTTCCAGCAATTCGAGGCTCTTTAATCTTTATATTTCTATAAAGAACGACTATTAAATAATCTGGAGGTGATTTTCTATCTTCTGTTAAAAATCTACCAAATAATAATTGATTTTGAATTGGGTCAATATTTTTTGTTACACCAATACAATGCAAAACAAGGCTGCCTCCCGAACTTCCTCTCGCGGGACCCGTAGGACAACCATTCTTATTTGACCATGTAATATATTCTTCTACAACAAGAAAATAAGGAGCGTATCCTTTTTTATTAATGACATTCAATTCGAAACGAAGTCTGTCTTCATATTCTTTTTGATTATACCCTGGATGTTTTTTAAGATATTCATATAAACCAGAGAAGGCTTTTTTCTCTAATGCTTCTTCTGGAGTCATATTACCAATATTTACTTCAGGGAATAAATCATGGTCAGGAGCTAACCCATATACTTCTGCTTTATCAGCAATTTCTTGTGTAGTATCACAAGCTTTATACATTGCTTCTAAATACCCTTGTTTATTTCGTTCTTGTTCATACATAGTATCAGCTTGCTCTTCAAAAGCTTGTTTCATTTCTTCTTCAGAACGAATATGAAGTCCCCAAGGATATTTCATTTGTGTACGGTTTTCATCATGTTTTTCCATACGAAGACCTACACAAATTAATGTATCGTGGTCGTCCCAATCATCAGCTAATGTCCAATGAACATCATTGGTAGCTGCAATTTTAATATTATGATTTTTACTATATGTATAATAATATCGATTGATTTTATTTTGCTCAGGGTCATTAAATGGCTGAACTTCAAGATAAAAATCATCGCCGAAAGTTTCTGTCATAAATGTAAGATATCTATCGGCTTCATCGTAATTATCTTGTCTAATCATCTTAGCAGCATAACCAGACATACAAGCTGTTAAACAAATCACACCTTCATGATATTTTGCTAATAAATTATTATCACAATGATGACGACCATTGAACCTACCATGTTTAGCAGCCTCAGATTGAATCTTAATTAAATTATGGTACCCTATTTCATTCTTGGCTAACAAAATAATATGATACCCATAATTATCATACATATACGGTGCAATAATTTCGTTAATCGCTTTTTGTGTAACACCTTTAGTTCCTTTTTTAGGAACAGTAATACCAGCAGCTTTTGCTCGTTTAGTAGCATCTTCTTTACGTGCTTCAATTGGCTTCATAATTTCCTTCATGTCATGAGTCCAATATAATTCAACGCCTAAGATAGGTTTAATTCCGTTTGCTTCACATTCTTTTTTAAATGCAATGACACCACCCATATGATTATGGTCAGTAATAGCACAGGAATCCATACCTAATTCTTTTAAACGAGCCACTGCTTTTTTGACAGGATTAAATCCGTCTAAAAACGAATAATCTGTATGAAAATGTAAATGTGTAAAACTCATTAATTAATCTCATCTAACATAAAAATAACATCAGAATTTTTTAGTCCTAATGTTTTAGCACTAAAACTAGCTTCATCTAATTTACCATATAAATTTAAAGTATCAGGATATCCTAATTCTTTATAGTTAGATAACATATTCCAACCAATCGCATATTTCTTATCTGCTAGTTTAAGAACTAAATGTTCTTTATTTTTAAATGGTGTAGAATATTCTACTGGCTGATTATAAAAAACTAGTGTTGGATAATCCCCTAAATATGGAAATGCATTTAATTCTTTTAAATTTTTACTATTAATATCGTCTGGAGACATAATATAATCTGGCTCAAATTTAATTTCTTCTTGAACTAATTGACCAGATTCTTTCATTTCTTCTAGTGTCTCTTTAATGCATTGTTTTAGTTCTTCAAAACAAGATGGTATTAATGTAGCACCACAAGCAAATGAATGCCCCATAGCTGCTACAGCATAACCTTTAGTAGCCGCAATATTAATTAAAGTCTTAATATCTAAATTAAATCCTCGACAAGAAGCAGAAGCGATATCTTCTACCTTATCTTCTGTATATACTAAAGCTGGTTTCTTAAATGTTTCAGCTAATTTACCAGCAATAATACCTGCAATCCCATGTGGATATTTTTCACAGTTGAATAAACAAATTGGGTCTGTTATAAATTCTTTATGTTCTAATGCTTCTTTAATTGCTTTATCTGTAATCTTTTTACGTTCATTATCCATACGAGCAATATCGATAACTTTATCTTCAAGTTCATCTTTATGTTCTGGATTTTGTAAAAAGAAAACATCAGTCGCTAGTTCTGTATTTCCTAATCGAGATGCAGAATTTAATTTAGGTCCGACAGACCAAGCAATTATTTTAGAAGTGAAGTTTTTGATATCAAACACTTCACTAAACATATTCATAACAGGAACTTCTTTGTTATTTATTTTGTCTAAGGCTATCTTAACGATAGCTCTATTTTCAATATGTGGTGGCATTACATCAGTAATTAAACCAATGCCAACATACGGAATATACTTATTGCAAACATTATATTCTATGCCAGTTAACTCTTCTAACATATGTTCAATCAATAAACATGTTTTCCAGGCTACAGCAGCACCACATAAATGAGTACCAGCTTTTTCATCTATCCAAGGGTCTGTTTGTAAATCCCCTGGCAATTCTTTACTAGCTGGTAAATGATGGTCTGTAATAATAATTGGTACATTATGTTGTTGCAATAATTCACTTGCTTCATACGCAGTAATCCCATTATCTACTGTAATCACTACTGGCTCTTGGTCTAGCATTTGTTCAATTACTTTTTCAGCAAATGCAACAGATAAACCATATCCTTCATCTCGTTCTGGATAATATGGATATGTATTAAATCCAAGCTCTCCTAAACAAGATGTCATGATATAACCAGATGTCATACCATCTACATCATAATCCGCAAAAATAATAAATGGTCTTTGCGGATTTTCTTGAAAGAGCTTAATAATTTCTGACGCTACTTGTTTCATCCCATATATATCTTCTGGATTTTCAAGTAACAATAATGGTTCACTAAATAATAATTTAGCATCTTGTAAAGAAATATTTCTTTTCATTAAAATGGATGCCATTATATCAGAAACACCAAGTTTTTTTTTATATAATTCTATGTTATCTATGCTAACACCATCCTTTCCTCATATATAGAATTATACCATATTATACAAGGCAAAGATAGATTACTTACACCAATTCACCACTTCCATAGTAAGTTAGCTTCTTCTTCCTCTGTCATTGGATTCCAAATCCAGTATATCCAATTCAAACAATATAATACGATTAAAATTGGTACAAATACTGTAACCGCAAAACAAATACAGAGAATAAGACATAATAAAATAACCAGTAATGTTTTTAATAACTTCATATATAGTTTCCTCAACGTAAAAAGCGGACACATATTGTGCCCGCTCATTTTCTTAATGTCTATATTTATCACTATCATTATCGATATAAATGTAAATCAAAATTAAGACAGTTAAGCAAAATAAATAATCAGCTAAATTCATGAAAACATTCCTTTACCAACTAATTAAATTATTTATCTTGCTTATTATTACTATCATATTCATACATATATAGTAATGTATTTTCATCTTCAAAACCATGGCATTGAAAACCAAATTTTTCAGCCGTCTTAATAGAAGCTTCATTATTGATTTCAATGCTATCTATTACATGAAAATTAGTATATCTATTTTTTAATTCTTCTATTGCTTTTTCATACAATGAAATACTTAAATAATTGCCTCGATATTGCTTATCTACGAATACGACACAATAAAAATTGTTTCTTTCTATCGCATTAATATCTAAAAAAGCAATAGGGGTATTATCTTTAATTGCAAATACGGTAAATAATGAACTATATTTAGGAATATTATCATTAGAAATTCTATCTAAATCTAATTGGTCGGCATTAGCAAAAATAATATATTTATATTTTAATTCTTTTTCTTTATCTAGTTCGATAAAAATTTTGTCTACATATTTAATCTGTAATGTAGTTTCTATTTTTATTTCACTTTCTTATAGGTAATAATTTGATATTCTACGACTGTCTGTAAAACGTCTGGAGTTGTACTTAGAATTCTAGTTGATTCAATCATTTTTCTACTATATACGATATATCCTTTATGTTCCATGTCTCTAATAGACTCATCAATAAAAGAGTCTGTTTCTTTATCCATATCGTATTTAACAGTAATTTCAATAGCATTATTAGATTTATTAATAATGTCAGTATTACGGGTATCTACTACTTCACTAAATGGACTTTTATATACAACAGGATTAGATGTATCTTTCCCACAACCAGAATATAAAGTTACAACAGTTAAGCAAATAAAAAGAACCAAAATATATTTAATGATATTCTTCATAAGTACCATCCTGATTTACCAAAATAATTTTATTTTGTTTTTTAGTTTCATTCATATCGATAACACGTTGATTTGGAGAACCTCTTAACCATAATGTAATATCTCGTTTATCTAGTTCAAATTTTCCATCAATAAGAATATCAATATTATTTAAAATAGAATCTGTAATAGAATCTTTTCTTGCAACAAGTTCTTCATATGTATAACCAGTCCACAAAAATATTTTTGTATCAGGTAGTTGTTGACGCACAGCTTTTACAAGATTATCTACAATAGATACATTATGTTCTAACATAGGTTCACCACCAAGAATAGAAAGATTTCTTTTAATTCCATTCTTAATTAATAATCCAATAATGTGTTCAATATAATTATCTGGTAATTCTAACCCGCCATTAATATTCCATGTATGCGGATTATGACATCCACGACAAAAATGTTCACAACCTTGCACCCAGAAAGATACAGTAATACCAACTCCATCTACTGTGTCATTTGGTTTAATCCCAGCATATCGTAAATTAGCTGGCATATTGTCACCTACTTTTCTTCAAAAACTGTTTTGATATATTCTTTCAATGTATTAAGTTCTTCAACAGCTTCATCTTTATAAGAACAATACTCGACATAATCATACAAGTTGCTAATACATACTTCAATATCATATTGAAGCTTTTCTTTATTATTCAGCATTATATTTACTAATCCTTTTGACTAAGCATTCACGATAGTCAATCATAAGAGATAATTGTTTACATAGTAAATAATAATCTTCATGATGTTTATTTTTATCTAGGAAACTAATTAGATTATTAATCTTAGTATCCAGGTCTCTAAATTCTTCTAATACATTTTCTTTCCACTGTTCCATAGTTAAAAAATCCTTTCTATTGTTTACTTTCAAAAGCTTGTTTAGCTTCAATAATATTATTAAAACAACCTTTTTCTTTTAAGAAATTAATAAATTCAACATCTTCTAATTGTTTATCAGTTAAACGCTTTCCGATTTTAATATCTTCCATTGTATTACGTCTGTATTTCCATAATAAATAATAGTCTGTTTTTTTCTTATACATTGTACCATTATTATCTGTTAATACATAGCCTTCAATATTATCATTTTTCATAATAGCATCAGTACATTGTTTCATTTCTTCTGGCGTATTACAAATATGTTTTTCGACTAAACGCAAGGAATCAGTTTCATCATCTAGTTTATATTCTTTTTCTACGAATTTACATAACATTTCAGAAAAACCTAAATCAATATTTTTTCCTTTTAAATGCAAATGATTAGGAACGAAATCTAACAAAAATAATTTAGGTTCTTTATTATAATCTACGATATGAACATCATCTGGATGACATACTTCAAAAATAGCACTCGCATTATATTTTTGACATAGCTGAACAATTAAAGATTGATTATGCCAAGAATTTAGATTCCACACATCTCTAAATAATTTAGCATGGTCTCCTTCTGTGGTAGATTTACTAGCGAGAACTAGTTGATTAGTTCTGGTATCCCAAGATAAAATACCCAAGAAGCCATTTTCTTTTTTAGCAATTCTAACTGGATATACTAAAGATTCTTTTTCTTTTTGTTCATCACTTTGTTCGCCAAAGTTAAAGAATTTATCATAGCTTCTTGCCACAACTTTACCAGATATACTATCTACAAATAAGCCACGAGCTTTAACGGTAATATCATTCCAAATTGCATGATAAAAAACATTTTTATTAAAATTCAAACTTAATAAATTGTTAGGCAATTTTTTCGCAATAATATGTTTACTGTTAGCAATCGCATTGATTTCTTCATCTTCGGTAGCAATATAAGTACCTTTAAATTGTTTAGATAATTCATTTTCATGGATTAAATATTCTTTATCATATACATCATTTCTGATTTGACAAATATCGCTATCTTCTTCATTTAATAATAAATATTTTAAGAAACCGCCAAATTCTACTTGACCTTCTAATGATTTAGAATGTTCAGATGTTTTTGCACTTCTATGACCGAATACTTGAATTGGATAATGATTAGAAGGAAATGCTCTTGATTCATACGCAGATGTTACGTCAAAGTCATAACTACCATGGCCACTAATATATTGCCATGTAGCCATATGTTGTTTTGGCAAACAAGCTAACCCAGCATGCGTTACAATATATTCTTTACCTAAAAATTTAAAGAAGTAAGCTGGTAACATTTTACGATATAAAACACGAAGTTTCTTTTTTAAATCTTTATCGCTATTATATTTACCTTGCCACTGTTTTAATGTAGTTTCCTTGAAACGAATCATACCATTATCAGTACGTTCGATATCTCTATCGTGGGCCCAATCAACCCAATGAACTTCATGATTACCTTCTAATAATACTACATTTTTTTGTTCGGCAATATCAAATAACGTATCGAGTACTTCTAAATTTTCGATGCCGCGGTCAAAATAATCACCGACAAAAATATAAAGATTTTTTTCCTCTTTAATATTTAATTCGTCATCTTGATTAATTAATTTTTGCAATACAGTATTACAGCCGTGAATATCGCCAACAACAATAACTTGTTCGTATGTATCAGATACATCTTTAGCAAAACTAACGAAATCATCACGAAAAGCTAATGTATTTAATTTAACAAAATCTTTTGGTAAATTATTTTGTTCCCAAGCAGTATACATTTTACGAATTACATTTTCAGAAACTTGATGCAATTCATCACGATATTGATTTCTGTCAATATATGTTTGTATATTTTCACGGTCAGGTTCCCAATAAAATAATCTATATTTATATTGTTTAGCAAGTTCACGATAGCGATTAATTTGTTTAGTATGAAATTTACTAGAACTACAATGTGTTGCATCAATAATCGTAGGAGAACCAGTCTTCATACGATTCACAAGCATTGTATCTAATAATTCAAATACTAAAGCATTGTCTTGTTGACTAATGCTATACGTAGAATTTTCAGTTACTTCAGGTGCCCGTAACATTAAGCGAATTGTATCTGGGCTTAATGTATAATTTTCAAGTCCAGCTTCTTTAATAGCTGTACTTTTACCAGAACCTGGGCATCCCCTCATAATAATTAAGTCTCTCATATATGTACTCCTCTTTGAACTTCACATAATTAAAATTATATAATTTTAGGAAAGCTTTAAAAAGTTTTCTCCATTAAGAAGTTTGGTTTTTTTAAAAAACCCTTATTCTTTTGAGCCGGTCCAAGCGGCTTCTACAGTATAAGATTTAAAAAATCTACAACTTTACTTTTTTTCAAAATATATCTCATAATTAAAATCATAAGTATTCTTTTAATATTTTAATTATATACTATAATTAAAATATTGGCTATAATTTTTCAAAGAAGATATCACCTATATTATCATCATAATAAGAATACTCTTCTTCTATAAGTTTACCATCGACAATAGTAACTTTTTCTACAATACCTTCGTTCCAGTCAGCACAAGATATTTTGAAACCTAGCATATATTTTTTAGCAATATTTAAAAATGCATCTGTATCTATACCATATCTAAAATCCATATTCATTTGCATCCAGCAAATATTTTTACTTTCATCATAATAAATATTAATTTGATAATGAGAAGATGGGCCAAACGCATCACCGATATTTTTAATATCGAATGTATGCTTTTCATTAGCATTTTCTGCTTTTTTTGTACGTTCAATAGTAATTAATCCGTATTCTTCGCTTAAATAATAATTAGGTAACGATTCCAATTTAATATCATTATCGAACTTAGTTACAGTGTCATCATAAAAATTATCTTTAACAAAATGAGACATGGCTTCTAATGAACCACGAATAATGATTTGTCCTTTATACCAATCTGCCATTTTTATTCCTCATGCAACTTAACATACAACATCATATGCAAAGCTTTTTCTAAATTCTTATGTCGAAATTTATAAATGCTAAATGGCTTATATTCATTTCTTGTTATATAAATCATTGTTTTTATTTTTTTATTTCTAAGAACTTCAATAGAAGCTCTAGGTAAACAATAATTAATATAATAGTCAGAACAGCATTTATAATCTCTTTCGTAGTTTTGATTTCTGAGTTTAGTAATCATAATTTTATATATAAAATAACAATATTAACTAATAAAAAGAAAAGCACCAATACTTTTGAAGATATACTAATTAATAACAAAATCCGTGTCTTAATATCTTCAGCTTTTTGAAGCTTCTCAAAATCAATATTTATATAAATAGCTAATAACATCTCCATGCAAATCATAAACATAATAGTTAACACGGAAATAATCGGTGGATTAATGCTAATATCATATAACATAATTATTTTAATCCTTTAATAATTTCATCTGTAGTATCTTTAGTATATGCAACATTTAATGCTTTATTGTAAATATCAACATATGTTTCTTCTTTGTCTCCATTATGAGTTACTTCTACATATTCATCAATACCAATACATCCTACTAACGCTTTCCAATTTTGTAATGTTTTGCAATACCAAACGACAAACATATTATCTTCATTAATTTTACTAGACACTTCTTCTGGTTCTAACATATACCCATAATTATGTGTTAAAGCAGACATAGCTAATGTAATAGCTACTTTTTGATTTTGTTCATGACTTGTCATATTTATTCCCTTTTTATTTAATTTTAACTGATGTATCAGATTCGAACCAATAAGAATCAATATCTACATAATCAGGATATGTAGTTACTATATATAGACTATCTAACACATCATAATATTTGTAAATAAAAACATAGTTACCTGTTTCATTTTCATAACTATGCATTTCTTTTAAGAACTTTTCATTAAAGAGATGAATATGGTCTTTTAAAGCCCGCTCAACTCTTTCTTTTTCAAATTCGTAAACCATATTTTCCTCTTTTTACATACTATCTAATTTGTAAAATGCATATAATTCAGATATAGAATTAATAGCTACCATTATGGCTTGCAATATAATAGCTGTATTTATATCTAAATGATTCCCTATGGCTACACCTATCGCTCCACCAATTAATGAACCAAATAAACAATAAGATTTATTTAAACTATTAAAAGATGTTAACTCATCACCATAAATCGTATTATTAATACTATCTAATAACATAACGCCCCAGATAGTAGCTAGTGTACCATTTGAAATAGCTATACCAATAAATCTAATTGTTGGGTCATCAACTGAAAATAATACAATCACTGCATATATTATAGCATCTAATATCCCAATTATGGGAGCATATTTTTTAAATAATTTTCTAAAAGAATTTTTACTTAAAAAACTATTAATTGTGCCAGCTAACCCAGCATCTAATAAATTTGCAATACTTAATGTACTGGCATTTACTAAACTCATAAAATATATTTGTACTGTAGGAGTAGTAAAGCCAAATATAATATTTTGAATCGTAGCAATTATAATAATAATCGCTTTAACTTTAATTAACATTTATTTTTTATTTTTTCTAATTTTAGTTGGAGGTTCATCGATATATGCCCAACAATTTAATTTTTTAATTGGCATATTAAATAAAGTTTCGTCACTTTCGCTTATAACAGTTACTCCACTATCTTCATCTAGCATACGTAGTCTTCCAACATAATATTCGTATTCGTCGAACTGTACTACTATTAGTTTATCAAATAGAGGGAGAACTTCTGAAAATTTTTTCCATTTAAACTTCATTTATTCAACCTTTCCATTTATAACAGAATAACCATATTCATAATAATAATTTTCAATATCGACTGACCCGCCAGGATGTACATTCACTACATATAAATAATTAACGTCGTCACTATAATTAAAAATAAAAATACGGTTATTAAAATCTTTTTCATTATAAGCAATTTCTGTTAAACAATCTTCATCAAAATTAGAAATATCTTTTTTAATAGCTTCTATTGCTTGTTTTTGATAATAATCATGAATAAACATATCAAATACCTCAACATAAAAAAGCCTCTCTAAAAAGAGAGGCTTTTAATTCATTATTTAGATTCTATTTTAGCAAGTAGTTCATTATATTTAGCTTCCATTTCAGTTAAACGTTGTTCAAGATTTTGGACTTTAGTATCTGTCGCAACTTGTTTATTAGAATGTTTACCGAATTTAAATGTTGCTCCACCATAATATTCTAATAATTGTTTTACAGAAAAAGACTTTAATTCAATCTCATTTTCTCTCAAAATATCTCTTACTAATTGTTCATCAAACTTAGCATCTTCTCCATGCTGACCTTTAGCTATTTCTAAAAAATACATATCTAGTAAATCACTAAATTCTTGATGTTTCTCTAACCATTTTTTAATAGTATTTTTAATAGCCTTCTTTTTCTTTATATCCGATTTACTATGGTCTCTCTTATAACAAAATGCGGCAAATGCTTTTGTTTTTGTTTTATATCCATACCCTTGTGCATCATCTAATATTTCACCAGTACGAATATCAATCATAACAAATCGTTCATCATATAAAGAAGATAATTCATCACTCCGAACAGCTTTTAAATATTTATTTTCTATTTTTTCTTCTGCCATATTAAAATCACTCCTTTATATAATTAACAAAGAAAAATAGACTTAACTATATTATACAAGGTACTTAAACTTAATGGTCGCCCCAATAAATCCTTAAATCATTATATAATTTATCTGATGGTAATTCAATATAATTAACAATATATCTTTTCCCTTCAAGATAACTAATTATTTCTTTAGGTTTATTATCTTCTTTAGCGACAGGGACATGACATTCATAATTGCCTTGTTCAATAGCGACTTGCATATACATATTAATTTTATCTAGTAAAACACCATATTTTTCATTAAATTTTTTTGTATTAGTTTCAGTAGATAAAGCATTGGCTGTATGAGAATCCATTACTATTTTATTATTATTTTTAATATATCTATTTTTTTTTGTAATATTGTTATTTCGCAATCATATTGTATTCTTACATATATTAAATATACTATTCCTATAATTACAGGAACCAATAAAAGCTCAGGCATATATTCCATCATATGTTCTCACCACCTTACCACTTAATAGTCAAAATAATACGTTTGCCATCTAATTCAATTTGGGCAGAATCAACAACATATCCTTTTTTCTCTAAATACTTAATTAAATCTTTTGAATATTCATTATTAAATATAGTAACTTTATATTCAAATTTACCAGTACTAGATGCTTCTTTAATTCCTTCAATAATAGCTTCTATAGATTTTTTATGAATAATTAAAAAATACTTTTTATTATATTTTATAGCCAAATCATGGGCATTATCTGCATCTAATAAAATTAATTCTTTTTTATTATTTTTTTTTACACTATCTCTTGTAAGTACTTTATATATTAAATATAAAGTAAAAATAAAAAATAAAAAAGCAATGAATCCTACAGGATTAAAATCCATATCTTTCTTTCCTCATAATATAAAATAAAATAGTTCTTCCTATAATTAAATAAGAAGAACTATTTTAAAATTATATATATTAATTATCATCTAAATGGAGAACACGGTCTTTAATTTCTTCTGTTCGACCTTGATTCCAAAAGTTTGAACCTATGTATCCACATGTGCGCCGCACACAGTTAAGCAAAGCTTTATCGGTGTTTCCGCAATTTGGACATTGCCAATATAAATGACCAGATTCACCTTTAATTTCTAATTCGCCATCATAGCCACATTTCATACAATAATCAGATTTTGTATTTAATTCTGCATAAATGGCATTATCATAAATATATTGAATAACTTGTAATACAGCTGGAATATTTTTAGTTAAATTTGGCAACTCAACATAACTAATATTCCCACCCAAAGATAATTTTTGGAAATCTTTTTCGATATCAAGTTTTTCGAAAGCATTCATATTGTCTCGAACTGAGACATGATAACTATTTGTTAAATATTCCTTATCTGTAATATTAGGAATAATTCCGAAATGTTTTCTATTAGCTTTTGCAAATTTATAGGTACTTGATTCGATTGGACTCCCGTAAACCGAGTAGCCAGCTTTATCTTCAGATTTCCATTTATCGCATAAGTCATTAAGATGTTGAAGAACTTTTAATCCAAATTCTTTACCCTCACCATAATAATGATTTTCGTAACCTAATGCACGAACACATTCACATAAACCAGCGTATCCAAGTGATACTGTCATGTATCCACTTTCAACTAATTTTTGTAATGTTTCACCTTTATCAAGTCTAGCTAATGCACCATCTTGCCATAATAAAGGAGCTACGTCAGATTTTGTATGCTTAATACGTTGTACGCGAACATCTAATGCTTGATGACAAAGTTCTGCATACTTATCTAATAATTTCCAAAATTTATCTTTATCTTTATTAGCAAGTAAGCCAATATAACCAAGATTTAAAGTTGCAACAGCAATATTGTTACGTCCATAATATTTAGGTTTACCATCATAATTTAAAGCTTTTGCTATATTTCCATATTTTTCTGTAAAAGTATCAACAGATAATTGACTTCTACACAACTGATATATATATTTCTATATTAAAAATCAGTCGGACTATCTCTTCATTATTATTACTTTAATAATGCGATGCACTTCGAATAGTACGTCTCTATTCTACTGGCTTACATTCATCAGCCATAGTCTCTACACCTTCTGTAACATATCTAATAATATTATAACTTATATGATTTGGAATTTGACCTTTTAAAATTCCAGTTAATCTTTTTCTATTTAAATGTAAAATATCTGATGCTGCTCTTATACTTTTATAAATAACTCCGTCAATTTCAATTTCATGACTTCGTTTTTTATTTGTATATAGTCCATTATTGTATGCATGTTTTACATTTTCAGCATTAGTACATAATTCTAAATTAGTTAAAATATTATTTGTTTTTATTCCATCTATATGATTAATCATTGTTTTCTTATTATCATCATTTTCAGACAATAAAAAAGCATCTCGCATTAATGTATGAACTCTAAAATGTTTTGGTTTTTTTATCTACCCTCAATACTATTTGTTCATACCCTAATTGGTCAACATAAGATTTCATAATTTTATTTGTTTTCTTATTTCTTATAACTCCTAATTCATCTATTATATAGTTAGGGGCCTTAATTATAGTTACCAACTTTACCTACTTTCTATAGGTATGTTACAGCTTGGCACGGTATTATCATATCCATATAGGACTTAGATTCTCTTACTCATATTATTATTTCTAATTTCTGAACCGTTAGCTAGATATCTTAATATCTAACACCTGCTTTGTAATGCAGTTCACATCGTTTTACATGAGCTATAGTGTTAACCCATTGGTGGGAAACAAGCACCGTCTTTAAATGCTTTCATATTTTTTTCTGAAATATAATCTGGCACAAGACGTTTTGCTGAACATTCAGCAGCTAATTTCGTAAGATACCAATATTCAGTTCCTTCTTTAATATTATCTTCTTCAAGAACATAAATTAATTTAGGAAATGCTGGAGATATCCAAACACCTTGTTCATTTTTCATACCCTGAATTCGTTGTTTTATAACTTCTTCAGTAAGCATAGCAATTTCTTTTTTGTATTCTAAGTCTTCATTTAAATACATGAATACTGTGATAAATGGGGACTGGCCATTAGAATTTGTCATGCTATTTAATTGATAAATTAAAGTTTGCATAGCATCTTTAATTTCTTTTTTTGTATCTTTATCTGCAAATTCTTTAATTTGTTTTTTTGTTAAACCACCATATTCTTTATATTTTTTAATATAGTAATTATAAGAATCTCTAACAAATGGAGCAAGATGTGTTAGTGTAACTGAACAACCTCCATAGGTCATCGATGTTACCCCTAAAATGACCTGGGTCGCAATAGTAGTTGCTGTTAATAACCGATGAGGTTTTTCAATTTTTACTTTATTAATAACAGTGCCATTTTGCAACATGTCATCAAGGTTAACAAGCTCACAATTTGTTTTAGGTTCTAGCATATAATCCATATCCGCTTTTGCTGACTATATCATTATCCTTAATAAAAGGATACCTTGCACTTCGAATATTATATTTCAATAATACCCTACTCTACTTAGTTCCATTAGAATTATTTTCTAATGCCTTTTCGATAGTCGATTGACCTTTTTTAATATTAATATTAAAACTTGGCACAGGATTGTATATAAAAACTTATATGAGATTTTTATATAGTTTCCCTGTTAGCAAAAATATAAATATGTCATTTCCTACATAACTATTATATTATATATAATATTATTTTTACACCCCTTATGGGTTCACAAGGTTTTTCCATAATACATTACTGTATTAGGCCACAATACTCTTATGGGAATGAATAATACCTTCATCATGAGCTTTTACTACTTCTTTAGGTAACATTTTTCTTCGTGCTAAATTTGTAGATACAATACCAGCCACATAGTCACGCATAGTAGATACCACTTTAGAATCTTTATTTGAATTTTCTGTATTCCAATATTCAGAATCTCCAGAAATCATTTCAATCACTTCTTTATCAAGAGGATTCTCACGAGCCATTGTTCTATCGTGACGATATGTAATATATGCTTTTGCAATATCTTTAAAATCAGCAGACATTAAAGCATTTTCAATTTGGTCTTGAATTGTTTCTACATCTAATACGTTACCAAGATTAATTTGCGTATTAATAGATTCAATTACTTTATCAATAATTTTATTAAAATTATCTAATTCATTGTCATTATCTTGAGTTGCATGGTATGCACTTAGCATAGCGTTTTTAATTTTATCTGAATCAAAATCAACTAAACGACCGTCGCGTTTTTTAATTTGCATATTCTTTTTCCTTTTCTAAAAATAACTTATGAAAAATAAACTTCATGATTAATATTACGTTTATTGTAACAAAAAAAACTATATCTTGTATATACCAATTTAACATAATACAAGATATAGTTTTAATTGAGAATGTGATAATCATGAGGTTTATAAAATTTGACCTATGAGTTTTTATTATAATGGTCTATTTCTTTCATATGTTACAAAAGAAAATCCAAATTCATGTTTTTTATCGATTGGATGGTAAACACGGCGAACTTCTTTAAAATAATTAGGCAATGTAAAGAAGGTATCCCCATCAGTAATTTCTGTTTCTATTTCTGTTATATAACATGTAGAAACAAATGGAAGAAACATCTTATAGATAGCACCACCACCAATGACATATCCCTCTCTTGTATCTCGCATTAATGCTGAGACTACAGAAAATGAATCATGGAAAACTTTTACATTTGGATTGTTATCTTTGTTGATTCTTGATTCTTCTTCTCTTGTAAGTATCCAATGCTCTCGATTAGGCAACATTCTGCTAAGGGAATCAAAAGTCTTCCTGCCCATGATAATAATACTTCCATTCGTCTTCTCCTTAAAATATTTTAAATCATCTGGTAAATGCCAAGGCATTGTACCATCTCTGCCAATTACTCCATTTTTGGAGGTGGCAACAATTAATTTTAATTGTTTACTCATTATTTTATTTAACTCCTTTATACGGATACTTCCATTGGAAGCTTACCTAGATGTTCATAATTATCTAATTGAATATCTTCAGGTTTAAATTGATAAAAACTTTTTACGTTTTTATTAATAATGAGTTTTGGCTGTTTCATATTTTCAAGGTTTTGACTACGTTCAATTTGTTCTTGTAATGCATCTACATGATTTTTGTATATATGTGCATTATTTACTACATGTGTAAACATTCCTGGTTTTAATCCAGATACATGTGCAATTATATAAACTAACGATGAATATTGGCTTAAATTAAATGGCATTCCAAGTCCCCAGTCCGCTGACCTTTCTATAAGTATACAATTTAATTTATCGCCTTGTACATTCCATAAAGTTTCATACGCACAAGGTTGTAATGCCATATCATGTAAATCTGCTACATTCCATAAAGAAACAATCATACGACGATTATCACGATTATATTTCAAATCATATAATAATTTATCTACTTGAGATAGATATACATATCCATTTCTATCTTGTTCGCAAGATTTAATTTGACGTGTTTTTAACATTTCCATAGCCTTATTATAATTTACATCATTATATGGATTGATGCGAGCCATTTGATAACCATACGCTTTACCAATAGTTCCATCTTCTCTAGCCCATTCGTCCCAGACATGTACGTTCATTTCTTGTAATTTACGTACATCGTTAGATTGCATTTGCCAAATCCATAATAATTCTTTCACCGCTGTTTTAAAAGCTACGAATTTAGATTGTAGAATCGGAAATTCTTTTTGCAAATCAAATTGCATAATTTGATGTGGTAAGAAAATAGCTGGCATACCTGTACGATTGTTTGTCCAAGTACCTTTTTCTAAGATTTTTTTAGTGATATCTAAATATTGTTTATCTGCTTGGTTCATTTTTACTTCACCTCCTTTCAAATTTATTTTTTAACTATATGTTTTTATCCAATGTGGACTAATTAATTTTTTATATTTACCAAGAATTAAATTTCCTTTAATTGAAAATTTTTTCCCAAATTTATCTACACCATGAATTAATGTAGCAAAATGTTTTCCTCGATAATATAATATATTTTTAAAAATTAATACACATTCATTATATGGCAAAACATAAATACTTTCAATAACTTTAAATTGAACTTTATAATCAGGTGAGATACCACTAATTATAATTTCATCATCAATTTCAAATTTAGATTTACACAATTTCATTATTTTTCTATATTGTTGTTTTCTTAATTCTCTCATTTTATATATTTCCTCAAAATAATAGCTCGGTATTTCTACCGAGCTATATTAAATATATATTATTTTTT